ACGATCAATAAACCGCTTTAATTCTTCGCGGTATTTTGATAAAAGCACACCCTCGTTGTAATCATTAATGATAGCAATCAACTGATCATCTAATATTCCATCTTTAGGAATTATATAACCTAGTTTGTTAAGGGTGCTTTCAAAGATCAAAGTTGCCCTTGATTTACCCATAAGGACTGCCATATCGAATATTAAATTAAGTGTGTTTTGATTTTTAATGCGGTTTAATTTGAAACGATCATAGAAGTCTTTACGATAGATTTTAATAGCATCTTCGCGAGTAAGTTTACGTATGTCTAAATATGGGTAAGATGCCTTTGAAATCCCATACTTTGTTAAGCCTCCACGATCAGCAGGATGATCTGAAAGACCCCCTTCGTTTTTCAAAACATATGCAATGGCTTCTTCAAACTTAGCAGTTTCAACTTTGTGAATCTTTGTTGTTACACGCATTATATCCATCAGACTATAACCTGCTACAATAAATAAAATACCTAGAGAAATATTAAGCTTATTTCTCAGGACATATTTCAAAAGCTTAGAACTCTTAGTAAAATCCTTCATTTAAGACTCCTTTCAATGATAATTTTCTAAAAGTATAACCTGATTTGAATGAAATACACCACTCTAAATTGATGAACAAAAGGTTACATTAATTGAAACGTTTTGAAGAGTAAATTCCAAGAAATAAACCAAATAAAACAATGCAATAGGGTGTTAAAAAATGATAAAATATTCATAAAATAATAATAAAAAAGGTTTTCAAATGCACAATATCGAACACCAACTACCTCCTCAATTACAAGATACAGAAGCCTATATAATTGCGCATATGTCGCGCCCTGAAATTGAACAGCTTTCAAAAATTCAAGGCGGAATGCTCAAAGATCCAAGTACTGGTTATCCGTCGTTTTTACCCCTAGGAGAAGTCATGGGGCATAAACGATTTGTACCTTATCTTGAAAATTTTAAACGTGATTATCTGGCTAAGAATACAAATTCTCAAAATGGTTTGGAACAAGCCATACGACGCTCAGGGCGATATGGAGACACAGAGGCAGTCATTCTCCCGCGTCATGTAGCCGATGTATTTGATAACCTTTTGTACGGAGGAAAACAACCAGGAAACCCTCATACAGGTAAGCGCGAATATTTTTTAGGAAACTTTTTAGGTTCACTTGGAAAAGCGTTTTCACCTTTAACCAACTTTTTGAGTCCTGTCATTAATGGAATCGGTGGAGCAGTTAATTCTGTTGGACAAGCCTTATCTCCCGTAATGAATGGAATTGGAAGTGCGGTTAATTCAGTCGGACAAGCATTATCGCCTGTAATGAATGGAATTGGTAGTGCATTTCAATCAGCAGCACCTGCTATTGGTCAATTTGCCTCACCCTTATTATCTCAAGGGGTCTCAAGGCTGGGTCAAAAGGCAGGATTATCACCAGAAACAAGCCAAAACATTGGTAATACGTTTGGACAAACCGCAAGCAATCTTTTGTCTACCTATGGGCAAAATGCAAATCAATCGCAACAACAAGGAGCTGAAGGAGGCGCTGGAATGGGGCAACAACAGCCACAAAATTCCTACCTTGATATTTTGAAACAAGGCGCAGGAAACTTACTCCAAAAGCAAATGCCTTCAATTGCAGATACTGTTCAAAATAAAGTTTCTGGATTAGCAGATCGCATTAAACCTGGAATGGGAAATGTAGCAGGGCAATTTGCGGGTAATCTTACCAATAGCCTAGGAAACACTGCCGCTTCCAATTTAAGTGCAGGGGTAAATCCAACAGCTGAAGGCATGGGAAGTTCTGCGATTAATTCTATAATGGGAACTGCAAGACAAAACCTTCCAAACATTTCTAACCCAATGCTAAGGGCAGGAGGAGAAGGACTTTTAAATGCAGGTGGAAACTACATGGGGGGTGCAAGCCCGCTTGATGCATTAAAGCAAGGAGTATCCGACATTAGCCCTGAAAATATGATGGGTGCTCAAAATTATGCAAGCTCAGGCATATCAAGTCTTCTTGATTCTATATTACCTGAAGCAGAAGCCGCGTTACCTGAAGCAGAAGCCGCGCTACCTTTAATAGCAGCATTATAGGAGAATCAAATGGATGTGGTCGCACACTTTAAAAAAGAAGAAATCCAAGCAATGGAGCGATTGCAAGGTGGAGCGGATACAGAAAAATATGGCGCACCTTATTTTGGTAAGCTTTGGGAAATAATTCAGTCTAATCCTGAAATTAAAGATCAAACCGAAAAAGCTATTAAAGAGTTAATGGAATTACCACCAGAAACTGCTCAAGGTTTGGCTCAAGAAATGGATCAACTTTTAGATCATAAACTTGGACCTAAACAAAATTTACCAGTTCCTGAACCTAAATTACCTGTAGAAAAGGAATTAGCTTCAATGGGTGAGGGTGGAGATACTGAGGTAGCGTTTATGCCTGCCGAAATGCTTGAATTCTTTTGGGATTTATATCCAGATGAAGTTCCTGTTGAAGATCGAATTAATGAAGAAACTGGATTACCTGAATTTTGGTTTTTTGATGTTGTGCTTCCATTTTTAGGAGGGGTTATCGGAAATTTTATTGCTCCAGGAATTGGAGGCGCAATAGGAGCAGGTTTAGGATCAGCTGGCGCAGGGGTTATGCATAATGCGAGCGCTCCTGAAAACGAAAAGAAAGGGTGGCTTGATATTCTCGGTAATAGTTTGATGTCCGGTGGACTTGGATATGCTGGTGGAGGTGCAATGGATGCATTGAAAGGAGGTAAGGGATTAGGTGGAGCTGCAAGTTCTTTATTTGAATCCTTAGGAAATCCATTAGTCACAGGTGCATTAGCAGGTGGAGGTTTATTGAAATCACTTGGAGGATCTAAAGTGCCTGATTCAGGAAAGAACGATCTCACCGACTATAACAAATTTATGATGGGCGCACGTCAAAGAGACATGGAACGTATCAATAAATACAACGTTGAAGCGTCACAACATAGAGAGTCTGAAAACAAACGGTTAGCACAATACGAAAAAGATTTAGAAGCGCATCGCCAACAAGAAATAGCCAACGAAAACGATTACTTTAATCGTAGAAATGAAACATTATCTAAGTTTAATTCAGCATACCATCCAAAGTTGAATATGGATTTTTTGCAAAACTTAATGGCTTCAAGGGGAGGAATTTAAAATGGGATTTAGAGGTGATAAATCAAAGAGAATTTTTGAACTTCCTAGATGGATATCATTACCAAGTGGTGAAAATAGATACATTAAAAAAATAGAAGATGCAAAATATTGGGCAGAAAAAGCGAGAAATGATTATTTAGAATATAACAACGATCCTACAAAAACTAAAGAAGAAGCCGCAGAAGATTATCAGTGGATGAAAAAATTTGCTGAAGAGTTACCAAAAAGGGAAATTATTTATAAAGAAAGACCTCAAGAACTAGCTCAGTTTCCTTTAGAATTTGACAGTCCATCCGGATACAAATATGTGTTTAAAAATTGGAGAGAATTAAAAGATTTTGAAAGACCCGAAGAGTTTTCAAGAATTTTAGATTATCTGTTTCGAAATGACAAAAGAAACAGAACAAAAGAACAAATCGCACAAGCCATAAAACAAGATATTGCATACCTTAGAAATGAAAGAGAAAAGATATATGAAAAGGGTCACTTAGCAATAGGTGATGAATGGCAAAACAACTTAACAGCTGAAGAATTGCTAGGTGAATATGACAAAAGGAGAAATGAAGAACGTGAAAAAATAAGCAAAGAGTATGAAGAAAAAGATCAAGAGAGGTATAGAAAAGCTGGTGTAAAAAATGAATATGAATATGATTTATTAAGGCGCAAAAACCAAGAAGCATTAAAAAGTGCTTTAACAGCTCCTACAAATATTTCTGCACCTCCTCAAGCAATCGCATCACCTCAAGTGCAACCAAATCAAAGAAACGAGGAAAGACAAAGTGTAAACCCTAGTGCTAATATTACACCTAATTTTCCTTTAAATATAACGTATACTGGTGTTGACAACAGACCAGCAACATCAACTATAAGAGAACAAAATGAATATGATGGGTTAATCAGAATCCTTAATTCAAGACTAGAAGAGGCTCAAGAAAATGGTGATGAGCAAAGTGTCAGAAAATTACAAACTAATATAGATGAAATTAGAACTCAATACACAAATGCTTTAAGGCAAAGAGAAGCTCAAACATCTAACATACCTAATCAAGCTCAAGCTCAAGCTCAAGCTCAAGCTCAAGCAGGTAATTTACCACAATCAACATTACCAACAACTGTTCAACAAAATCAGACCGTTCGCAATCGTGAAAACTTCTATGGCATTACCGAACCAAGTTTTCCTTTTACACTTAATTTTCCTGAAGATACTGGCATACAAAATAGAACTATTCAAATCCAGAACAGCGAAGGCTATAACAAGATAGTTTCAAAACTTGAAAACATAATAAAAGACGCAAGGAGCATTGGAGATGAAGAAACAGCAGGTAAGGGAGAAAGAGCTTTAAAGATTGCAAAAGAACAATATACAAATGCGTTGAATCAACGAAGAGAGCGCGATACACCTCAATATGTCACGAACCCTGATGGAACAGTAATTGATACAAGAACACATGAAGTGGTAGACCCTGAGCGTATTCAATTAGCTTCAGTTCAAGAAAGATCAAGGCAACTAACAAATCGACCTTTTGAAGAAAATCCTTTTGAAGCTAATCCTATTCCTTCTGACCCTCTTATTTCAAGTGGGGTTGGAGCAATTGAACAAGATTTTCAAAACCAACGACAAGCCTCTCCTGCTTCAAATAACTTTGAATATCCAGAGCGCAACACTCGACAACAACGTGCAGCAGAAGCGTACATGAATCCTAACAGGGGACGGCATGGTTTTGAAAGTTTGCGCGATTCTATCCTAGAAGATTCAAGGCAAAGAGCTTTAAGAAGGTTTAACAGATCAATTGAAGATTTAGGGCGTCAGTTTTCTGCAAACCGTATGGGACGTAATTCTATGTTTGAACATATGGCTGCACGCGAATTTGGGGATGTCATGCGCGATCAAAATGTTTTAGATCATGCAACAGAATTGCGTTTAAGGGCTTTGGATGAACAACAACGAAGCGGGAGAGCTCAATTTTCAGAAGGACAATATCAACGTGATGCACAAAGAGCATTGGAACAATGGCGCGAAAGCCAATTACAAGAAGAAAGAATGCGTAACCGACAGCGACAAGCTGCAAGCGATGCAATCGCAGCTGGAACTTTAAGGCATAATTTGGGAGAACAAAATCGTGCGCGACAAAGTGCGGAATTTATGCGAAGACAAAACCATCCAAGGTCAGAACTAAATTCGCATTTAGATACGTTAAGGGCAGCAAGCCTTGGATTACCACAAATGCAGCAAGAAGAGCGTAGGAACATCCCAATGCCTCGCTTAGTACCGCAGGCAGCACCGGCAACATTAGAGCGCGAGAATGCGCCATATGGTGCAATGCCACCGGCACAAGCGCCCACTCCAAATCCTGACACAACCTTCAGAGATATTGCAGGTGTTGTATTGGGTGCAGGTGAATTAGGTATGAACATGGCTGCAAATCGTAGGAACGAAGCAGCGCATAGAGCAGAAATGGCTTTACGAGCCAGACAGGCTGCTAATACAGTTCAACCAACGTCCAATACTGGCACTACATAGGAGAAATAAATGTGCAGCATGATTAATACATTGAAAAATAAAGCGTTAGAGAATCAAATGGTAATTTCTGGGGGGACTCCACACCCAACGCCTCAACCCATGCCTCAACAAGCTCCTTTCAATCCACAAACTATGCCGAATAATTATCCGCAGATGCAAGCTATTGAAGGAATGCAAAAAAGAAAAGCTGAACTTGAAAAACAATATAGCAACATGAACCCAAACAAATCTATGTTGGGCGGTGCTGCTCAAGCCGTGATGAACACACCTGCTGGAGAAAGTCCAATGGCTGTTTTAGCAAGAGGTCTGATGGGGGCAAACCAAGGACTTAAAGCTCATGGAATGGAACAGAATGAAAACTTGCGCCAACAGGCAGAAATAGATCAGACGATATCAAATACATATCAATTCATAAAAGACTATGATTACAACAGAGCCATAAAGCGTGAAGAGCTGGGCATGAAACATAGAGAGCTTGACTTGAAAGAAATGGATATATTGGGCAAGCAAGCAAAATATGCGCATGAAGGTGCAAAAATGGGATTAGAACAACAAAAATTTGTTCATGAACAAACCAAAGATACAACAAAGGATTATAACTATAAACGAAAAGTATTAAACAAAATGATTCAAATTCAAGATGCTCTAACAGGATTAGATACATGGGGACCCGTTGAAGGAAAATTTTTGAAGGGTGACCCATTAAGTATAGGATTGGTTGGAAAAAATAAAATCGAGGACATGCAGCTCGTGAATAAATATGTTAATGAGTTGGTATATTATATCAGTGAGAACAATTCAGGAAAAGGTTCAGATCAGCTCAGAAGATTAGTCAAAGACGGTAAAGTAGACTTAAGCTTGGGGTATAAAGGTATGACCAAAATCTTATCTGAAAATATTCAAGAGTATTCAAAAGAAGTTGCAAGAGACGAGTTTGCGCTTGAAAAAGTCGAAAAGGGTGTGCCAATACATGTTGGCTTAAGAACATTTGACAAATATTTGGAAAACCCAAGGGTATTCAAGACACCCGATAATGTGCTTAATTATTATCAACAACATGGAAAAATGCCAACGTATGCTGAAATGTTGGAGTTACGCGATGCAGAGAAAAGAGAGAATCAAGCTCAAAATAATGAAGGGGTTGAAAAACAATCATCAGGGCAACAAAAGAACTTGGTTAATAATAGACCAAATGAAGAAGAAGATAATGTGTATAAAGATGCAGACGACTTGGCAATTAAAATATTAGGAGTGGGGAAATGAACAAACAACCCAAGCGGGATTATTCAAAACAAATAGAAGAAGCCGCTATCTCGTTAGCGAAAAAATACGATATGAGCGAAGACAGGGCTAGGGCTATTGTTACCCAACGTTTAAACTCATTGATGCATGAACAACAACAAGATAATCGAGGGTTTTTTGAAAAGATGGGTGAGTATATATATGATACAGCAGCTCACCCTATTGATAGATTGGCTCAAATAGGTATAAGTTCTGCATCAACATTTCCTGGAATGATAGACCTCTCAAGCAGGGTGTATAATCCAAGCCTTGGAGAAGATAAAGCACAAGTGTTTCGCGGTGAAGATTATCTTAACCCTAACTATGAAAAACCCACAGAAGAGAACCCACGTGAACTTTTAAACTTGGCTGGTCAAACAAAAGAATATTTGAGAACTCAAGGTAAAAAGATAGGCTTAAACCCAGAAAAGAATGAGTTTGCAGAAAACGTTAATGAAGTTCCGGCAGCAATTTTAGATATGGTATTAAACCGAGGAGCAGGAACAGGAATCAAAGCAGCAGGAAAGGCTTTTAGAGATGCAGGAAAAAGAGCAGAAGTCTTAGGGACGACTGGGAAAGCAGCAATAGAAAATGTCGGAAAAGGGATTGAAGGTGTTGGGAACTTTTTTAAAGCAGGAACAAATATTAAAAACCCAGCTCATGTGGGTGCTAATGTTGGAGCTGTGGTAGCACCTAAAACAATCCCAGATGAAAATAGAAATATATTTACAGATATAGGTGCAAGTCTTGCTGGTGCAAACATTGGAGGAAGATTACCAAGGAGTATATTTCATTTAACACCTGAAGCAAGAAGATTTAAAGCAGAAAATAAAGAAAATTATAGAAGCGATGCCTATCAAAAAAATAAAATGTATGAAGATATAGGGGTAACAGCATACCCTTTTAACGTAACTGAAAGTGTACCTGTAAAGCTTGGAACAAAAGTTATGGAAACTTCAATCCTTGGACAAAATGTGCGAGAAGCATTAGATAAACAAAAGAGAGAAGTTTCTAAAGCTATCTATCCCGATTATGAACAACCGTTTAGCAGGTCTGAAATTGCAATTGAAGCTCAACCACATATAATGAAAGAGGCAGAAAATATTTCAGAAGATTTTGCTAGGAGATTCAATGAACATAAAGCAGATGTTGAAAAATATACTGATAGAAAAGTTGTATTGAATAACGTTAATCAATACGTGCACGATGTATTAAAAGGTATATCAAATGAACCAGGACATATCAATATGTTTTTAACGTCGCCACTTGGACAGACATTACAACAGATTACAGGTGATACGTTAGGTGCATCATTAAACAAAAAATTAATAGATTATGAAAAGAATGCTGTTAAATCTGGGTTATCACCACGAGAAGTAAAAGAACTTCAGGAGTTAAAAGCAAAGATTGATTCCAAGCCAAAAAAGGAAACTGTAAAAATAAATGGTGTTACTGTTGACATTGATCCAGTGCTTCGAAAGGTAATGGAAAATCCATTTTTGAAACAACAAATGTTAATCGATAACCCACACATAAAAAATAATATAGATTTTTCATATGCAGAAGCAATTCTGAGAGACATAGGCGAGCAAAACGTATTTGGGAAATACTTTAAGAAAAAGGATAGCGCCGAGATGGCTGGACTTTACGGTGCTTTAAAGGAAGATGTTAATCAAAATATAATACAACCTATGTCGTTAAAAGATAAGAAAGCAGCAGAACGGATGCGTAGAAACTACGCTGATTATGCAGAGTTTGCACAAAAAGAAAGACCAGACTTCAATGCAATGATGAATAATATTGAAGATCCATTAAAGCTAGCTAACCTATTAGTAGGCGATGTTCAAAAAAGAGGAAGTAAAAAGAATCTCTTTGCACAAAACATGAATCCAGAAGATTACAATAGGTTTGTTGGCAAAGTTAATCGAATGCTTGGCAGTGCAAACAAAGCTAACAATGCCGAATTCAATCCGTCCATATGGAACAAAAACTTTAAAAACATGGATGAAATTGTAAAGAATAATATTTATGGTAAAGATTTGAAACGATATGAAGCGATATCCAATGTAATCGACGATATGAATAAGGTACACAAGTTTGAAAACACTTCGGGAACTGCTCTTCATACGAAAAGTTATGGGGAAGGATTAACATATGCAAGCGCCTTAGCAAGCGCAGCGTCAGATTTATTTACTGGTGATTGGAAAATTGCTTTGGCTAAGATCTCGCCAATTCTTGGAGTAAAAGGAATTGATATTGGTTTAACAAATCAAGCTGCAAAAAAACTTATAATCAAGATGCAGAATTTAAGAAAATTGAATGAGGCGGTAGATACTGTTTATGGGTTAAGCAAACTGAGTCATAGTGATAAGGTTAAAGTTATGTTAAAGAATTTAGGGAAGAGCTTAAGTTTGATGAAAGAAAATGATAACCGATGAGTAATGAAAATATAGACTATGAAAATATGGAAAAAAGTGAACTGATAAAAATCATAGATAAGCAGAATAAACATATAAAATTGGCAGATCAATATATAGAAACAACTGATAGAGTAATAGGAAAATTGGAAAGGCAAATAGAGATGTTGAATGAATGATACGGAGCTAAGGAAAATGACAGATGAAGAATACATTCGATGGAAAGATTTGTTGCCGTGGTTTAATCCAATACCTACTGTTAATACTGCAACTTGGAACGAAGAACAAAAAAGCAGCAAAGAACTTATGTGAGTGGTTTTTTGAAGAGTCGTTTAATAATATGTTTGAAGAAGATAGTAACGAGAAAAAGTTAGAAAATGAGTGAAGAAGCATCAGAAAAACTTAGATGGCTCTTCATGTTTAAAGAAAAATAAGGAAAGGGCATGAAAAGAGAAGAACTTGAAGAACTCTATCACACAACTTGTCAAATGCTGGATAGAAGTAAACTAAAAAAGGAAACACTTGTAAGGATCATTTATGAAACTGAAACAGATTCAATGAAATTTATAGGAAATAAAAGTGGAGAATATGTAGTGGTGTATTTTGATGAAAACAAAACCAAAGAGAAGTTTTTTGAATATATGGAGAAAGCTAATCAGCAAAAAAAGTTAGGCAACATGTTTGATGTCATTAGGGAGTGGAATAAAGGTACAGGGGATAATAATAAAAAAACCCGCCAATCTAGAACTAAGTCTAATTAAAATAATAGGTGCGGGTTGGAGTATCTAAAAAGAATTTTTACAAACTATGATAGGTTTGTAAGCCTATTGTAATAAAAATAAACCCCTATGTAAAGAAAAAACTGCTACGCTATTATTTGAACGTAGCAGCTTTAGTCTTTGATACAAAAACATTTATATCAAGCATTAAAATATATTATTAGCCACACAGGCGCATCCACACAGGCTCTCTAGGTTTATTTTGTCGCGAAAAAATATTAAGAAACAAAATAAACCTTACAATTAAGAGATTCCCTCATGCATTAAACTAATTAAGTTGTATGAGTCATAATGAAAATATACTTGAAGAAGTGGTAAGTCAATAAAAAAAACCCGCGAAATGACATAAGCGGGTTGGAGTGAAATATGCTAACAAAAAATAAAGAATAAAGACAGTCTGCCTATCATTTATTACAGTTGTACTTTCGCAGTACATGGAAATTTTAGGCGCTAACGCGCAAATAATCAATCATTATTAGTTTAAACGGTATATCAAATGAAATGTATAACATTAAACTATAGCAAATACTCGTGTACATACATTAAATACAAGTAATATATTAAAATAGAGTATTTTAGCACTTGTTTGACCTAGATAAAAACTATCGGTTTTGGATTAAGATTGGGTTTTGGCTTGGAATTGTGGTAAGAGAATGGCTTGGAAATACTGGATTATATTAGTAATGTTTTGAAAAATTAGAATGTTGTATAATTGCAACAAATATACTATTTTCTAATAAAATGTATATATAAAGAAATTTTTATTTGTATGTATACATTTTTGATGGTAAGTTAAGGATGTAAACAAATTGGAGTCTATATCATGTTAGAAAAACTTTCAAACCAAAGCACTTTAGAACTATGTATATATGATTATGTAATAACGGAAGATCACAACGGCAAAGATGTATACGTTATTTATTATCAACATGGTTATCGTGGAAAAGATCAATTAGAAGTTGTTAGCCATGATCATTCAGTTTGGGTTGTTTCCAAAAATTGGAGAGAAGCTAGCAAAAACGGTAACGTAACTTATTCAACCTTAAAACATATACTTAATAGAATCAATGATAAGCATAAACTGTGGGCTGAAGGTGAAGATGGGCGCAATGCTTGTCTTACAGCTGATACGATTAGTATTGTTTCTGAAGTTCCTCCTATAAGTGAAGCTGCCAGAAAAAAGATAGCCATCGAATACTTTTCAACCCCTGTAAAATTTGTTTAAACCAACGGATAGGAGATCCATTATGACTATAAACACAGAATTAAAAACCGAATTAAAAGAAGTTTGTATAAATATTACCAATGCAGGAAAGGGTAAAGCTAAGTATTTTTTTGACTATGACTATGCAATACGTGGTGAAGAAAGCCGCACGCTTTATGAATATGAAAACAGTCGCTTATATCTTTCTTATTATGATGCCCTATTGAATAACCGCTGGGACAGCGAATACGACATTCGCCCTATAGTTAAAAGTATCATTAAAAAGATGAAGGCTTTAGGTAAGGTTGATAATATCGCTGAGCTAACATTGACTGTTGATATTAAAAATGTATCAAGGAAAACCTACGATGGTTTGGATGAATTGTTTAAATGTCCTATAACTGTGATGCACACAACTATTGAGAGATTAGTGATTAAACGGAAAATTGATAACTAAAGAAACCAACGGATAGGAGATCCATTATGAAAAATGCAAAGAAATTCAACGAACTAACCGAGGTAATGCATGTGGTATTACATGATACCGAGCTAAGCGCAGACAGGGAAAACTTTAGCGATATATTGTATATATTTTATTCAATACAGATGCCTGGTGGCTTACCTATACATGATGAGATAGTTATTTATGAGGATGATTGGGAGTATGATTATGAGGTCGAAAATCAAGATGAGTTAAAGCTTTCAAATATAGTTAATATCTTCAACAAAATAGGTAAAAAAGAAGCTGCTTGGTTTTTCAACGGTAGAAAATATGAACCAAGCTGCAACAAAGTTAAAGGCATTGAGTTTGTAAGCCATATTGGAGAAGTAAGCGAGGATTCGGCTAAAAACTTACAAGAACATTATTTTGAAACACCCTTTAAGGTTATTTAACCAACGAATAGGAGTAAAAGAATGAACAATATAGAAAGAAACAAGATAAATTTGAGAAAAAACTCAATTACTATATGTCTAAACGAAATTTCATGGAATATCGTTAGGAATGATTGTGAAAATTGGGTAGAAACTTCATATGCGCTAATCATCAACGAAAACATATTATACAAGGATGAGCTTTATATTATTTGCGATGAGTGGGGAACGGATTCAACCAATCTTGAAGTATCGAGAGATCAAATAAAACTTATTCTGGATAAGTTAAACAAACGATATAAACTTTGGGAAAACCTAAGTAAAGGTGGTAGTCTTCTTTGGAAGCCAGAAGATATCTGGTTTGAAAAGATAGTTATTATTTGTGGAATAGAATTTGGTCGCTTAACGCCTGAAGCTATTAAGTACATCAAGGAAGAGTATTTTAATATACCAGTACACATATTATAAAAACCAACGGATAGGAGATCCAAAATGACGAATTTAGCACAAAAACTTTTTAACTATGACTGTGAGAAAGAACTAACAATAGTAATTAACGACTATAGAAATTGGTATGGGTGGGATGAGAAAAGGAGCGGTATTATATTCAGCTATACTTTATACCTACCATACACTGAAAAAATCATACACGGCGATACCTTTATATCAGATGAAAGGGTGTGGTATCCAGGACGGGATACGTTTAACTTGGCTGTAGTTCTTGATGCAATTAACCAGCAGGAAAAGCTTTGGAAAACAATACGCGGTTTTAAGCATTATGTGGATGCGAAATCAATTAGTGTTGTGCCTCAAATAGATAACCTCGACAGGGATTCGCTATCCCATGTCATGTGTAATATGTTTAATAAACCAGTATATATTATTGAATGTTAAAAGGAGAATGAAAATGACGAATGAAATTGAACGAATTGAATTAGGTATAAGCATCAGTGTTGAGAAAGATACACCTACATTATGGGTATTAAGGGTATTTGCAAAGGATAAGCCAACAAAGGACTATATTACTTCTGTGATTAAGGAACAGTATCTAGATTTTTGTCACACCCAGGAACAAAAGGAAGAGACGTTCAAGGAATATAAAGAAGTATTTGATGAAGGAACGTTATGTGTTTATCAATGTATTGGTTCTTATTATCCCGATGCTTTAACTTTATTAGAGAATAACTTTTGGGAAAATAAGCTTGATCGTAAACATTTTTTTGAAAAAATAGCAGAAGGTCTTTACAAAGCAATGATTAGGCTTACGGATAATTTCCAAATGAAATTTCCGGACGATGGAATAGCTTTTTACCTGGAGACCAAAGAAGAAACGGAAGAAACGTTTTACTTTAGTAAGTTTTTCTTACATGAAGTATTAAAAGGGTTACGACAGACTGCTTTGGACATGATGGAAAGCATAGACGAAGGTAACGAAGGAGATACTAAACCTGGTATGCCATTTTCTTTTAATGAATACACACACATAACGCGTACTAAGTTTGATTTTGATAGAAGAGAGTATAGGTTAGAAGGAAAGTTTTTAACGATTAGAGATCAAAAAGACAGAGGATAAAGGAAATGGACTCTAAACTTGTAGACATGCCAGATAAAGAATATCCAACGCCAAAGGTAGTTCGCGTTACATTTTTTGTGAACGCTGCTGAAGGGCTTGTTTATTTGTTGGGGGCTGATGGTGAAGGACACAAATACCTTAAAGACAATGTGGATATGAAAAGGGGGTGTATATTTTTATGCAAGTTGCCTCCAGGTTGTATGATCAAGGAAAAGGCTGACTGGCGATTTATTGATACAAGTTTTTACCCTATAAAGTGGCAAATACAAGTATATGATAAAATAGCAAAATCATTATTAATTGGATTGATGCGGCACGACATTCTCACTGCGATTAAAAACAGAGAAATTACATTGCAGATTGAAGTTCCAAACCCCAAGGATGGTTTTTTTAGTTCAAGGTATAGGAAGTTTGATATTAATAAAAATGATGTTTTAATTATGAATGCTAACGAATTGGACACTCTATATCGTTCAATACAACCTCACAATTCCGATGGCAGGAACGGCACAATCCTTCTGATGTATTTCTCTATGATTTTATATGGATACGATAGCTCTAAAAATGTGATTAAACTGGAAGGAATAAGGGAGCCTTGGAGGAATTCTCAAAGATGAAGCCTAAAACACTTAATATTTGTTTATACGTTCGAAACTGCGACCAGAACGACAATAAACTTAGATATATTACTGAAGTTTGGGCTAAAGATATTCAAACGCGTAATGAGTTAAGAAAGCTTTTGAAAAAAGCGGATAACGATTACTTGGAAGAAGCAGTAACGTTTAATGGAAAAAACTTTTTAAGGATAATGAATTTATATGAGTTCATGAAAGATATACGACATCACTTGGAGAATGATTTTTCTGGTGATGAAAAGCGTAGGATAAATTTTTATTTTCTTACATCCTGTAGGGTTTACTATTTTCTTTCGTTATTATTTGATACGGGAACGGGTCGAACGAATGGGTTTGGAAATTATATAATAAAGATAACTTCTAAACGGTGTCCGAAAAACACTCGTGACATTTCTTATTATTCGCCTACGATGGATAATATTTTTGCAGCACTGAACATATGTTTCCGTGAACTGAATAACGAATTCAAAGGTGAAAATGATAACACTGTTAGTGGACATTATGTATGGGATAGGGACGAATATAAGGGTTGGAATTTTAATACTACAGATTATGAAATGTTATCAGATAGAGAGTTTATTTTTGACGAAGGTCATTACTCTTTATCGAAGGATAAGAAAGTATTAATAATTAAACAGCGGGAAAGAATTGATTCCAAGGATTGGTATTTCAACTCTATAGATTGTGAACAGAAGGGAAATTAGATTATGAACAGAAGGGAAAAAGGGTCAATGAGCATTGATGATGAGAAAACACGCGAGGCTAGCCTTAATAATGCAAGACTTTGGTTGAAAAGTATGTATGAAGATTTAAAGGAAAAGATTCCTAACTTTTCAGAAGAAATAAGGTTTGATAAGAGGAAAAGTCCTGGGAGTCATTGTAAAAAATCCTTTTCCCCACTTTATCTTTCTCAACACCCAACTAAAGGAAAGGTTGATAACAAGAATGGATGAAAAACAAATTAAAAATCATAGGCAAAATGTGAACATTTTATTTTGTGAATTCTGGCGTGTGTTTGAGAGTATGCACAATGAATTGAAAAATAAACCCTGCAAAGAGGATACAGAAAAATATAAGTCCCATCCATTCAATACCGTATATTTTAAACGGATAAATGATTATGAATTTATATTTGATGACAAGAGATACACGCTTTCTAATGATTGGAAAACAATTATCATTAGGCATGAGGATGCAGAAAGAACTGAAAAAGGCTTAGAAGAAGATGAGTTATGATAAAAACACCAAAGCTATAGATTTGACAGCGATAGTTTCCATTCCCATGGAAGAACTGTGGTTAATTCCAACAGGTCAAAAGACAATGGATATTTTAGCCGAAGATGATTTTTTTTACAAAAAACGGTTACAACTTTTGCAGGAACTTGCAGAAAAAAAGAACAAAAACAACGAACCACACAATTTTCATTTGGAGGGTAGGTTGTATCGGATTTGTAACCTGGGTTTAAGAAACATAATGTTTCGCGATAAAGTCATGGGTAAAAAGAATGTTCCTGACTTAGAGCTATTATCAGCCGAAGAATACTTTAAGCAAAACCCGTCTTTTTACAAACCAAACAATAAGGAAGAACGGTTGATATCTTGTGCAGAATATGAAATGGCAAACCCGGAATATATCCCTGTAGAAGAGGGTGATTATAGGCAAATAAAGCAAAAGCTAGAAAACTCAAAACGGTTTATACGGGACTTAACCTCGTGTCTCTTGAATATTTTAATGCACGAAGACTTTTTTGAGTTTATGGATCAGGGGTACACATTGCGGGTAAGATTTATAGCAGATAAATTTGTAGAAGACTTTCTTGAATCACGCGGCATTAATGAGTCAAACCGAGTCATTCCAAAAGATTTGAATAAAAACCTTACACGGCTTTATGACAAATATTTTAAAGATAAGTACGAAATTATGTTTATTTTATCACCTTGGGAAACTTATCCATTTTTTGGATTTGAATTAACTAAGAAGGTTCACGAGGAAAAAGAGGAAGAAAACGATGAATAGTGTACCAACGATTAAATTATCCATTGCGATTCATCCAAGCGAAAATAAAGATGAGTTCTGTATGTTTTTATCCGATCAATATACATTTCAAGTTTTGTCGAAACTTATTCCAAGGTTAACGCTAGGAAGTGATGAAGAAATATGTAAAGTTCTTTGTTCAGAGGAATTAAACTATTTGGAGAGGTTACTAAGTTTTACAATGACTGAACCAAGAATTATGAAACTTGACTTTAGTCCAACGACTAAAACAGAAAAAACTGACCACCTACCGTTTACTCTTTTGGAGGATTTTTCAACATGGATTTACAAAACGTTTACCTCCGACAATTTATTAAATTATATTAGTAAAGGATTATTTGAATTAGAAATAGTTGAGTTTGACAAATCCTATACATATCTAATGGAAGGTTTTACAACCTTCAATGATATTACAAATGATTGTTTTTTCCCTAGTTCAGAAATGGTGATGGATGCTGTGAAACTTTGGGAAGATGATTTTTTGAAAAACATGAACATTGAAGTCAAGCCTACGCAAAAAGGGATACTGCGCTTTACCCAATTAAATGAGAAGGGTACGAAGGCAGTTCATCCCTTATCTTTAACACTACATTAACCAATGTCATGAAAGGAATTAAAATGACAAACGAAATACTTAAACCAAAGAACATACCTAATGTTAACTTAACAGTAGTTTTGAATCTTTTAATCGATGAAAATAAGAAGCCTTTAGCTCAATTCATGTTATTAGTTCACGATGAAGAAAGTTTAAAAATCCTAAAAGGGCTATACCCTGACTTTGGGATAAATCGGTACGCCCTAAAAAAAATATTGGCAGAACAGAAAATGGAAGCAAATGAAGAAATTTTTTTGCTTTATGATCGCGTTTTTTTAGTAGAAGAAAAATTCGAAATTGAAAATGCTTTTGAGCGTTTTAAGCATATTCAGGGTCAAACGGATCAAGAGTGGAGAATAGGTGAAGAGAAAGATGATATAAATAAAGGTTCATTTTTATATGCACTTTCTAACTTCTTATACTTTTGTTTGTTCAACACGCCCAAAGGGGTATTTTCACTTATAGAACATATTATAGAAGGTAATCTAGAAATAACATTTATACCTGGATTCCAAGAGAATGCAGAGCCAGAAATAGTTAATGCGTGGAAAGTTACTTATGATGATTTTGGAAGTTTGTTTTCCCCATTTTACGAACATTATTTGAACGCAATAGAACTCTTTGACTCGTTTAAAAGCGCTTTATATTGGAAGGATGTTTGGTATGATTATGACGAATACTATGACCATGATGCAATATACCGTGATGATCATAAGCCCCTACATAAGATTGAAAATATTAAATTTAGGAAGTTAGATTTTAGAAAAGACTTTGCAAAGTTAAAGCCTAAGGTTCTAGACTCTTTGGGGATAGAATTAGACGAAAAAGGAAACAAAATTATTAGAGAAGCCAACGATGAGAAGGGAAATGACTGAGGAAAATTCAAAGCTGAAGGCGATTATGCACAAGAGAATGGAAATGTTAACGCAATTAAAAGCAGACCTTGAAATTCTCCAAAAGCAGTACGAAATTTTAGAAATGCGATTAAAAGTATTTCATAAGATAAATGACATACAACACGAAAAATCTGAGATTGTTTTTTATTGCGAAAAGCACAGAGATAATAAGATGATCGCAGAACAAGAAATTAAAGTACGTTGTGAACGGATTAGGCAAAAATGTGTAGAAATGGAAGAAATTTTGCATGAATTATTTAATTCAACGGAGTAAGTAAATTGCAACTGAGATTAATTGATATCAAAAACGTTGAATACATCGCATACGAAAAAAACAATGGCATGGTTAAGTTGGAGTTGGATTATTTTTTCAAAGATATGTTTTGGAATGCGATTGTAAAATGTTCTTTGAGTCTCGATGAAGTGCAGAATTACTCTTCTATGAGAGATTTTTTGAAAGACATTACATGTTTTGTTTTTTCAGAAAAAATGTCAGAAGAAATGGACGATGATCATTTTGATGTTCGAAATCAATTAGCTAAAAAGCAAGGTAATTATATTATCAAATATACTGTTTTAATGGAGAACGAACCCGACAGAGAAGATTGGTGGGATTCGATGACAGTAGAAGAATTTGAAAAAAGGGCTGAAGCAGCTTTGGATGAAAGAATTATTATTTCTATTTCCTATCAATATTTTCGTTACACCGAAGATAAAAAAAAGCTGAACATTTTTGATGTATATTTAGATAATATGAAAAGTGATTCCAAGCGTAACAAGGCTAAAAAGAAAATGCTAAAAGCTATAAATACGGTAGGAAAATGATCGAAGGGAACTTTTATAACGCGTTTATCGTAGAATTGATCGATTTTAGGCTTTTGAAACACAAAGACTTATACGGGGTTAAATTTTCCGTGACAGATACTATTTCTGGAAAGTTTACAAAAAACATCTATAAGTACACAACTGAGAAAAGCCGCCTGTCGGATGAATTTTTAAAAGAGTTTTTATCGGAATTAAACCATAGGATTGGTGATTATGTATTTTCAATTAATGAAAGGGGGTTGTTTCATATTGACGAAAGATATCTTTTACTGTTCAACATTCGACCCTACAAACGCATTAACTTGAATATAAGAAGACTCCAATATTTATTAATCGTTGGACAAAAACATCTAAAAACAAGAAAAGGAACTCGGTTATTGTTAAACAATACATACCTTTATTATACACAAGGGTATTTATTAGTTAGTCCTGTAGAGAAATCAGAACTCAATATGCTTTGGTACAAAGAATATGTTGAACAACAGGACTATAATTTGGTGCAAACTTAAACACTTAACTTTGAAAGGAAAATGAATGAAACATATGCTTTACAAACACCACCAACAAAAAGAGTGGCAAATGAACTATAATAGTGATTTTCAGAATCCTATGGCGTTTAATAATTTTATGCATGCTCTTTCTTATCACCGTACACCGACGGTGTTGAAAGAGATGTATGAAAATGTAAGAACTTTATTTTATGAACTTGCTGTTGAAGATAACTTACGTATGGGGTTTATAAAAGGGATAACCTTAGCTTTATCTAATCTTGAAATCAGGTGTGAAACTGAACATCAAATGGAAGAGCGCTCGACAAATTTATTAACCACCCTTCTAAAGGTTGTGCTCTTGCCAACCCTTCCTTTTTATGAATTAGCACATGATCATCCCAACCTTTATGCAAAACCTTCTGCCAATGATATTTTGGATACCCGGTTGATAAAAGCCTTTATTAAACAGTGCGTTCCAACTCTAGAAGATCTTTACTTTGAGTTTCAGAACAACATGAACCTAGAAAGGAGTGCTTAAATGAATGAAGAAATTAAAAACATACCGCAATCAATATTAAATGTGATGCATTCCGTAGATTCTAAGTTGGACGGGGAATCCGTACAATTCAGTGATATTCCAATACATGACATTTTAGAGTATTTTGAATATAAACCCTTAGAACTTTATAACTTGTATACCTATGCTAGATGGTCAACTGGCATAAGTTGTCCTATGTGCGAATCTGAAACGATTGCAGCCGATATCGGTTTTAATGTTTGCGATGCTCCTTATTATCGATGTGTGGGAAATTTGAAAATAGAGGGTCACCGATTTAATGTCTTTGAAAACACGGTATTTGAAGAGATAAAGTTTAAAACTACTCCTTTGATCAACTGGACAAAGTTTGTTGTTTTTTATCTATCTTATCCACCCACCAAAGAACCAACGGTACAGGCGTTAATTAAGATATTGGGGACAGATAATCATAATATTTTTAAGCAGAACCCATCTGCAAAAGCAATTCTGGTGATGCTTTTGCATGCCAAGAAGTCAAAGATTTTTGGACGTAAGTTTGAAATTGATTCCTTTGGTCAACTCATTAAAGTATTAAAGTGGATGATGTCTTTTGATCGAACGGGATCAGTTGATTCTGAACGAATTACATCAGTTTTTTTTGCTGACGATACAAAAAGGAGAAAAAAGAGGAAATAGAAATGAGTAAAATACGAAAAAAAAGGAAATCTAAATATATAAGTTTTGAGCGTTGCAAAATGTTCGCACAAAGCCTTGAAGTGCAAACCGCTGTTGAATGGAAGAAAATGACCAAACCTAAGAATATGCCTAACGACCCTGCTTACGCTTATAAAAAAAAGGGTTGGACAAATTGGTTTGATTTTTTGGGCAAAGATAAAGATGCGTTTAATAAAAAAGAATTTATGTCCTATAAAGAGGCGGAAAAGTGGATTAGAGAGAATAATATAAAATCGATTAATCAATTTAAAAACGCACGAAAACCCTATAACTTGCCGTCAAATCCAAGAGAAAAATATAGAAACAAAGGATGGATGAGTTGGATGCATTTTTTTGGTAAGATCGATGAAAACGGCATTCCTTGTGAAAAAGATGGATATGGGATATATCGTAAACAGTTTTTGCCGTTCGAAAAAGCAAGAAAATACCTTATTGAGAAAGGAATTAAATCTATCATAGACTACCGTAGAAGAAGACCCAGAAATTTACCCTATCAACCTTATAAAATTTACAAAGATAAGGGATGGGTAAATTGGTGTCATTTCTTTGGAAAGGAAAACCAAAAAGGTAGACCTAAGAAACATAATGTGATAGTATAACTATAGTTTTTTATTCATTTTTGTTAAAAAACCTTTCAAAGTAAAGATTGTTTTTAGTGTCACCCGCCTTTTTTTTCTTATTTTGGCGGGTTTTTTTATTGTTAAACGTTCTGCAAACACGTAAACTAATGATGAATCTAGAGAATTATCATTAAAGATTCTTAATCAAATATCGTTAACTTAACGCAACCTGCCTTTCATGTTTTGTATTTCGGCAGGTTTTTTTCTTTCTTTCCTGATCTAGACGCGTTACAATAAATAAAAAAAAATGATCAACTCGTTCACTTCAACCTTTATCGACACGTCCTTTAACGAGGATATATCGGATTTTTCACCGATAGGTCAATGCGATATATCTAAGTTTGTCGTGTATATGAAAGACATGGTACCATACCTTGAGTATTCTGGAACTGGGCTTTATAATACGGGTATTTTAGCCCACGAGATGTTTGTAGACGAACCGCAGCCTGCTAACCTTTCACCTCGCCTCATCCTTGACCCTGAACCGGTTATGAATCCAAGACCGATATTAAACTTTTTACCCTGGCCCTAAAATGATCAAATCCATTGAAAAAATTATTACTCAATCAGGCTCTGACACTGAAACCACCCTCACACTTGGGACAACTGAAAATATACTTTTATTTTCGGCAATCGTTCAAACAAGTGGAACGGGTCGAATTGCATTTGGTAACAGCTCTAAATTTTTATTTTCTAAAATTGTTTCTGCTGAAATCATAGATGCACTTGAATCAGGGTATCCCGTGTTTTCACTCGATAAAACATTAAAGATTAATACCTTGGACTTTGCAAATGGCGATATCATTAATGTGATTGTATATTATATTGAGGGTTCATCCACAAATCCGCTTTTTGTTGGAACGTCAAAATTTGAACTCAATACAACCACTACAGCTAGCATTGGTCCATCAGTTATTTTGAGCAATGTCAGCGAATATATATATAACATCAAGAGTATATATGTTTACGCAAATACGACCTCTAATATATTATCCTTATTACTTGAATCACCAACGTTCACATCCCCTGTTCAAATCACTAATCAAGTCACAGGTGCACAGGATTATCAGCTGTTGGAAAGTCCACTCCTGTTAAATCCTAACAGCTCCTTATACTTAAATGTTAGCGAATTAGTTAGTACTCTAGTAAGTGTATCCTATACACGAGGTGCGGTATGACGTATGATGAATTAGTGGAGCAAATTAAATTTATTACCACCAAAGGAAATGAACCTAATTTTGTGCTTCAAATTCCAAAAATCATTCGTGATGCATGCGCAGAAGTTCAACTTAGATTAAACGTCTTACAAGCAGAGAAAACTGTTTTTGGTGAAATCCCACCAGGAGCTAACTTAATACAAAAACCGTTTGATTGGCTATATACAGTATCCTTATCTATTACCAACCCCGATGAAAACAATAAAACATATATTTTAAAACGACGCAACTACGGCTACGTACGCCTTATCCAAAACAACGATTCTATCATAGGCATTCCTGAATTTTATTCCAATGAAGCGGAAGACCAATTTTTCCTCTTTGCACCCATCGGAGCACCTTTAACGAATAATGGTGTGTATTCATATACATTAAGATATCATATATTGATAAGTCCCTTAGATTCAACGAATCAACAAAACTGGTTAACCAAAACGTATCCAGCACTTTTGCTTCAAGCAAGTTATTACTATGCGTTTTTAGCGCTTCGAAACCAGACTTTAGCGGATTATCATTTTGAAAAGATGAAAGATTTGGCGAATCTTGCCTTGCAAACAAATCTTCTTGGTAAAACTGATGAAAATATTAATCCTAAAGTTAGTTAAGGTTTGATTTTATTATTTTTTTACTTAAGATGGATCTTGGTAACAATAAAAACAAGGACAAATCATGGTCATCAAAGAGATCATTTCTGGTGAAGAAGCGCATAAAAAAGTTTATTCAGGTATCGAAAAATTATCAAAAGCAGTAGGGAGCACTTTTGGTCCAGCTGGACATAATGTAAGCCTTCAGCGGGATAATGGTGAATTACATTGCACAAAAGACGGTGTAACGGTTGCAAAGGAAATAACTTTTGAAGATCAAATTGAGTATTCTGCCTCAACATATATAAAAGACATTGCACAAAATACTGTCGCAAGAGCAGGGGATGGAACTACAACAGCTATTATTTTAGCATCAAAACTTTATAAAGAAATGCGCAACGAAGATGGCACACCTATTTTACGAATGAACCCCGATATTAAAAGAGGGATGAAGTTTGCAGCAGAACATGCCATTGAGTTTTTAAAGCAAAAAAGAATCTTGGCTAAAGACCCTGAGATTTTAGAAAAAGTAGCATTGATTGCTTCAAATAATGATATTGAAATTTCTGGGTATTTGCGCGAAGCCATGAAGATCTTGGGGGAGACAGGAAATATTTTTGTGGAAGAAAGCAAGTCCACAAAAACTCATTTGTTTACATCACCTGGTATGGGGTTGATGAAAGGGTTTATGAGTAACTACTTCATCAATAATAGCAAGCGGATGACAAGCGAATTGATTTTACCTTATGTCTTAGTCACTGAAGACGAAATCTTTTCTGTTTTTCAGCTTCAAAATATTTTCAAACAAATTATAGAACACCACCAACGGTTACTCATGGAAGCAAGTTCTGAAATCAGAACTGAGATACCGCATATTTTAATTATCTGTAAAAAGATTAAACAAGATATATTGGAATGGGTTATAACTCAACATTCATTTAAAGCAGTCAATGCATGTGTGATTCAGGCTGATCATGTAGCAGAGAATTCAGAACAACTCGAAGCGCTTATGACAGACCTTGCGATGATTTCAGGATGCCAAGGCATAGGTGGTAAGTTTTTGAAACGTCTTGGAACAGGTAAAGCACAGTGTAATATTTCAGATTTAGGTCGCCTGAAAAAAGCAGTGATTAATAAAGAAAAGTCTATTCTTATTCCATTACCTGAAGAAGGAAATCGGGTTAAAGATTTTTGCGATGGATTAAAACAACAATGTGAAAAAGAAACCAACGATGCAGTAAGAATCTCGTTAAAAAACCGAATTTCTAGATTGTCCGATGGTATAGCAATATTGGAACTTGGTGGAATCACTGAAAAAGCACGAAACGAAAGAATAGATCGCATCGAAGACGCTATTTGCGCTGTCATGGTAGCCCGAGACTGGGGCGTATTGCCTGGAGGGGGGTTACCCTATATGCAAGCGGCTCACTCCATCTTAGATCGATTAATGGAAGTAGAAAGCAAAATTACTGAAGATAAATATTCCTATGATCAATTTATAATGGGTATGAAAATTGTTTCAAATGCCTTAATTAATTTAACGCGCCATTTGTTGGAAACAAACCACATTCCATCAACTGAAGTGGATAATTTTATTAATCATTATCATGTCCCTCATACAGATGAACCCGTTTTAAACGAAAGCACTGATTGGAAAGGTTTTAACTTACTTTATGGAACAAGTAATGTAAACTTATTCAATGAAGGTATCATAGAACCTGTAAAGGTAAATATCGAGGCAATTCAAAATGCGGTGGATATTATCACGATGCTTCTCGATACTGAAAATTTTGTAATTTATGCAAACAATCAGGAAAAGAAACTCATCTACCCAATTAAAGGGAATGATAACATTTATGAACAAATTAGAGCGCAGCAATCTTCGATGATGGCTAGAATGGGCGTTTAAGTTATATATTAACTACAATTAAAGACTATACTCCGGAATATACGGAGTTTACCGGAGTATAGTCCCGAGAAAACTACCTTTACAAGGTATTACTTATACGGTAAGATAAATATGTAGTTGATTCAAACTACTATGACTTACTTATATTAATTTTATATAACCGTCTCCCTTTGTTATTTGATTTTTTAAGAGGCGGTTTTTTTTAGTTGAATATAATCCATGGTATGGTAAGATTATTGTGCCATTTCACATTTATATGTTTAGTGGTTCTTTTATAATATTTGACACAACCGCCCCTTTTTTTATATATGTGATCTAATATCTTGAGGTTGGCGGTTTTTTTATTGCATCCAATAATTTTTTAACATATTATCCTTATGCGATCTCCTTTGTTAAAAAGTTGTTTAGATTTCTTTTTAACAACGCATTTAAAAGCGGAATCCCATGTTCTTTAGCAAGCAACTAAAAGATTCCGCTTTTTGTATTAGTTAGTCTTATTTAAGTTAAGTTCTTGTAACTTATTTTCAACAGCCTCTAAGCGATCAGTTAAATAGCTAGTTTCTTTATGAAGTTGCTTAATTGCATTAATTAAAATGACTGTTAAACCGCTATAGTTAATAGAATAGGGCTTTCCTTCTTCGTCCAAATTGACCAAATTAGGGAACAATTCATATAATTCTTCCGCAATTAAACCTACGGTTACTTTTTGCTTTTCCTTCTCGCAAAAATCTTCACCATTTAACTCTATTGCTTTATCTGTAGGCTTATAGGTATAGGTAACTGGCTCAAGACGAATGATTTTTGTAAGAAGTTCACTTGTAATTTCAATGGGCGTGATGTTTTCTTTAAACCTACGTGAGGAAGTTTGTAAAAACAATTGATTGGCTGCACCAACGACTACATGTGTTCCTGTGCCTGATGTAAAATTAGTGTACACATTTCCTTGTAAGTCTACTTCCACATCCGTTCTGTAAGTTACTTTTAACGGTGTAGATGGTACTTTTCTTCTAAAAATAATTTCGTCATCGTTAGACTCAATAAAATTCATGGTCATTGTCGGACCATCAAACCCCGTGTCAGAACCAACGGTATTTCCATTAAACGCATATGCATTTGCTTCACATTGAAAAACATTTACTCCACTCCAAGTAATATTTTGTGGGCCTCCTGTAGAAGTGAAATTCATGTTACGAGTTTGATTTAAAGCTCCTGCGTTATCTACCCAAAGAAATCCTGGGTCAGAAGATTGCAAAACATTAGCCACCAGATTTCCTTCGTTGAAAACCAACGGATTATTCATCAAAATACTTTGTGAGCCCACAGTTAAGTTGGTCGCCCCAATATTGAATGAATTTGGAAGATCCGCAGTTTCATCAGTATTAGTAATATAGGTAGAACTGCCTGGAGCAGTTCCACTTGAAGATGTTGCAAACGTTGTTGTGCCAACGCCAAATGAAACAACTTGGGTCGGGTCGCCATCGCTTACGATGACATACCCAGTTAACGGATCAAGCGATTCCTTTTGCGCAGCATATTCGGTTTCAGTTAAAACTTTTCTAGGTAAAAAATCCATAATTCGTATTCCTTTATTATGTTGAAATTGAAATTTCGGAAGGGTTGCCGACAAGTTGATCTTCTTTTTGGAAGCCCACTTGTATTATTCCTATATCCGTCACTCCTATTTTAGGGACTATGGGTGCTACACAAATATTATTTCGTTCTGCGCTATTATCAAAAAACATAGCCACACGTGCATGTCCGCCAACGCTGTTTTTGATGATATAGGTGAACGCTCCTCGGTATATTGGATCAATATATGCTCCCTCATCCGTATTTTGTGTGATCAGGTTGGAAAAATTAATAATCGTTTGTGTTCCAGTTTTGAAAAGGGTGTTATCCGGATCATCACACCCAATATAATTTTCTAACATTAGGACTGGATCTTGAGTTGGAGTTGTCATATTCACAATTCCAATATTATACCCTGCTACCCCTGTTTTCGATAATTCTGCTGTAAGGGGGGCAAAATCATCAGGCGTATTGAACGCAATGGAATACATTGCAGGATAATCCTTGGTAATGGTAGATGGGGCAGGAGGGTCAAAATCCGTATTTTCTGTCCATGTTAATGCGATAGGTTTAGCATACCTTGAAGAACTCCAATCCACGAAGTTAACATTGTTAATTTCAACTGCATTGTCCGTACCAACGACCCTTACATATAATAAATCATTATCGGGTACTTCAACCACAGATCCAAACGATTTGCCGCCTGCAAAGAAGTAAACTATACCATTATATCGCCAAATTTGAACGTCATTATAAAACCCAAAATCTGCCGGAGTCGTAAATACCAACGACCCATCAATAATCACTTGATAACGAGGCGTTCCTGCTACAAAGGTCATAAACAAGCCATATTTGATTGTACCCGTCTGGGCGTTAGATAATCCTAACAACCATTGATTCGTAGTTGCTGTTGGCGTAGCTGCACACTCTGCTTCAACGTAACAATTGCCATATAATCCTTCAACACTGCTGATTGTTGCGCCTGCGCCTGCTGCTACAAGGTTTGTTGCATCTACTGTTAAGTTATTTGCATAGTTCCAGTTAGACGATAAATCAGACTGAATTTCAAGGACGCCAAACGTACCATCGACCTTTGAATAAAGATAACTTAAATCACCCACCAACGGTGTAGTATATGCAAAGTTCATCAACCCATTTTTATATTGCGAGCTAAAATATAAAATATCCCCTTCAGTAATAAGTCTGTTGCCATAAGGATTATAGAACGGAGGATTTGCTGCGCCAGGGGTAATGTCATCTTCTGGAACTGCTGATTTTGCCCATGCACCTGTTATTGTTGCAGGTCCTGTTACAGTTCCTGTGGCTACACGAATTCGAAGCCATTTTTGACGTGGTATGTTGGGTATTCCAATATAATCTTCTTGCCAGTTAGTTGGGATAGTCCCTAAAGTTAATGTATTTCCATCTCCTAATTCTTGTAAGAAATTAGCGCTCAAAACCGCTCCCGGCAAAGTGATATAGCCAGTAGGTGAGTTATATTCTACAACAAAGGTAAATGTGCCTGTTGCTTCTGTTGTACAATTAAAGCGATAGCCATCGATGCCGTCTCGATATGAAATATAGAGGGTTTTAAAATTGTAATTGGGATCAACTCCAGGAGTAAAAAGATCTTGGGCAGTCCCCGAATTAAACGCATCTTGAACCTCAATCCACTCTTGCTGATCAGGATCGGTTAAAGAGCCATTTATGACTGCATATTGAAACTCATGGTATTGAGAATAAAACGAAATACCGTTGTAATCTTTTCGAGAAAAAGTACCTAAAATCGCACCATCATGCGTTTCACCCGCATCCACACCTATGGTTTGTGGAAGGTCAAAAATATAAGCCATTTGAAAACCTTTTTTTTATTATTATTATGAGATAGTATACCTTGAAAAAGTAAGAAACTTAAAGGTTAATCTAACAATGATTTAATAATTGTATACAGTATATATGCTTCAATGGTTATAAAATAAACAAGCCCTAAAGCATGATCAATTTCATAGAGTGTTTGCATTTATCCTCCAAAAACCATCAAATATTGAATGATTATCGATGCAATCGATACCAAAGCCAACTTTAATTTATTTTTTTCATTTTCGCTCATTTTTCAGTCTTTTTTCCTTAAATCGTGTATTATTTTGAGCAGAATTGCAAAAAGTAAAAGCATAATTGCATTAATTATTTCCTGCTTGTCCGTTCTTGTATATATAGAGAGATTGAGCAAAAGAACTGACCCAAGCAATCCTACAAAAACTGCTTCTAAACGGTTGTGCATTATTGATCTCCTTAAAATAATATTAAACAAACCCCTGCATATGCGCTTAGAAGGTTCGTCATGAAATAAAATAAGACTATCATAAGTTGTTTTTTCTCCCATCGATGTAAGTCGTATTCATGGGGCATAGCGAAAGGAATTAAACTTATACCATTCGCTATGAAAGCTATGAATATTGGGATAGACATTATAGCTTTAGTTAAAGTCATTCTTTTTATCCAATTCTTCACACCATATGCGTACTTGAACCCTATGTTGTGCATCCTTTAAAAGCTCTATGAAAATTCTAACTGAAACCCCAATGGCATAGCAGAATAATATACATTTAATATTAACAACTTTGTCGAGTTTTACAAAGTCGAAAGAAAGTTGTTCTAAAACGCTATGAATCATTAATAGACTTACGAAAAACTTATTGGTAAAAAGGTCGTTAACTAGCTCTGATATGAATCTAAACTTACACTCATTTAAGACTATTTTAGTTGCTTCAAATAACATAGTTTTCCCTAAAAATCGGGTGCGCGCCAATCATTGGCTTCTGCATCTTTTAAATAGATGTTTAATTCTGAAAAATAAGCACCTATAAATAGCCCAGCTATCCATACTAAAAATGTTTGATAAGATGCTTGACCAAAAATTTTGATATAGCTATCTAGATGCTTTTCATGACCTAATGCTAGAAAAAGGCATATTTGAGCAAGAATAAGAAATTTAATTGGGATGCTTTCAGAGATATACCTGCCAAAGCGTAAGCGAATTTTTTCTTTGCGAAGTTTAAGAAATTCCTTATTGATTTTAAGAAGTTTAATAAATATGTTCATATTTGATATGATTGGATGAGTTTTCATTGTATTTTCCTTTCAATTCAGCCCCAGAATCAGACATGCCAATATTATACTTCTTGGCTTCTTCTTCGAGGATTCGTAAATTATAGGGTAAATCAGAGTTTTTTAAATAGTCATCAAGGATATTTTGTAAGTTTAATAGTATTTTTGATATCCCCAATACCATACCTCTGATTTCGTGGATTTCTTTATCGGATAATTCACTGAAAATAAATCGATCTAAGGATTGATCGCGCATTTTAATAAGATCATTTTTAAAGTCTTTCAAAGTTTTAAGGTGCAAGTCCATTAGGAATCCCTTTTTGTAGAGATCATCAAGATTGCCCAGCTTTGCCAATCATCTTTGTACATAGATTTTAAAGGATTTGGAATCGTCTTAAATTCTGGTACTGACATGAGAAGCTGTCCCCATTCTGACCAATCTTGATTTTCTCTTGGTAAAGATATACCAGAATTTGGATAATTCGCAATGAATTTTTCTGCCCAATCCTTGAACTCAAGTTTTCCAGGCAACGGAACATTAAGTTTCATCATTCACCTGTAAAAGAAACCGTAGGTCTTGCATTTCCGTTTTGGTAGTTAATCACCAACGGTCCAAATTGATAAAATCCATCAATAGTGTTTGAAACAAATTTGAAACTAAAAATACTGGATTCTAGGGAAAAGTTAATGTTTGTTGTGGAGGGTTGAAATACTATAGGGTCTAGGGTAGAGGCTTCTGAGTCAGGATAATTGTAATACTTAACCTCAAGGTACATATCTCCTATTTGATTAATATTCTTCTCCAAACGTCTTAACACAACTGCAAGATTAGCTTGAACACTATCAAGGTATGTCCTAAACATGTTCGACTCAACCCAAGCCTCAATTGGGTAGGCAATACCTTCGATGACTTGATTTAAACCTTTGTCTTCATACCAAATAGGATAATTGTTTTGAAGAAAGCCAGGAAGAAATTGGTTATCACCCATTACAGGGTAGGGTGCTACACCCGTAGTCAGTCCACATGACCTATTTAGAATGGTTTTATACCATGTTTTTTCTTCCATATTGTGTATAATACAAAGCGATGCCTCTTTGTCATCGTTTTGTGGCACAAACCATGCAAGCTCAGTGAAACTTTCTAAGAACATTCCCCAGCAGTTTCCTAAGTAATTGCGATTCAACTTTTCGTATAAATAATTGCGGTTATTATCGTTTTGGAAAGTCTGAAGCGCTCCGTTAAAGGCATACATCTGATTTAAGCCCATCCAGTAATAGGTTGAATTTCTTCCATCTATAATGGATGTAGGACTTACAATGGTCATGCTTGTAAGTCGTTCGAGATTTAATCCAAGGGATGTAAAGGTGCCTCCAAACAACACCTCTGGCGACCAAAACAAAATTGACCCGCGGTATGGTCTTGCCGCAAGTATTTTTAATGACCCCCCCGCAGAAATGTTTGCAATTGGAATCACATCAAAATTATTTACTTCGGTATAGTAAATTAGCCCCCCATTTCCATAAATAATTAACCTTTGAGTTGATTCAATAACACCCCCTGAAGTTTTAACAGGTTTTTGAGTAGGATTGTCTGCAACAAATGCCTCATAAGGTATAAATGGCGTATCTTGATCGATACGTCCAAAATAAATTTGTTTTTCTTTATTTGTTAATGGGTTTTTGGCGTTTTCAAGGGGCACAAAGAAAAAAAACACAAGAGAAGCAATTATACCATCATTGGTCGTAGTGCGTGAAAATTCAGTAAAGGAATAATTATAATTATTGCCTGCTTCGGGTAATTCCCAACCAACGGGTGTCCGATTTCGAATGGCTGTTATATTTCCCTCCGGGTTTACATCAATTTGTATGATGGAGTTGTCTTTCATCAAAATATAACGTCGATTGTCGTCTACGATGTTGACGTAAATGGCTCGTGCAATTGAATCATTTCCGAAATCTACAAGCTGCCTTCCTCCCATTTTTCGTGGATACCCATTATCCCATCTTGTGTGTTGGGAATCTATCCACATCGTTGAAGAAAACTTGGTCATATCAAGGTTAGCACCCGATTGGATCGGAATTGCCCTTGCAAACTCACCTAAAGGGTTAGAATATACGCTCATTTTTTACTCCTATGGGTAAATGCCTGCATACTCTAGTAAAAGATCTCCTCCCAGCATATAGTTTCCGACAATTAAAACAGGGCCTTCTTGCGTGAAACTGATCGATTCTGCACCAGAGTTAGTGATAGACACATCGCTTGTACCCTTAGAAAATAAACCCGTGCTTGGATCAGCAATGTACGCCAACGAAGGATTGGTTGCAGAACCATTGGTTAATCGTATGCCAGTGGATGTAAATTGCACGGCATTTCCAAAAGAAAATGACCCTAAACCAACGGTTTTCCAATTAGAAAAAGTATTATCATAAACAATAATACACGATTGATTTGGAATTAAATCAATGGTTGTTCCGCCGTCTATGTTGGAAGCTTGAAGGGTTAAAACTGAAGGTGATGCGTTTTTGACCATGCAATAGAAACCTGGAATTGGTGATGCTAACGTATCAAGGTCAATGGTATACGTTCCACCTGTCCAAGTGATCAATGAAGCATCAAAGTCATTTGTTAATACAAAAGGTACGTCGAAAACATTGCTTTCTATAAAACAATTTAGTTTATTATTATCCAATGCTATGAGTCCAAACCCTGCAAGGGCAGCAGGATCTTGACCTGAAGAGCCAGCCCCAATTTCAGCAGTATAGAAATTACCTGCTGGGGTTGGAGGATTGGACGAAGGTAACATATACAAAAGGATCATTTTACCGGGTTCTATGACCCTTATAACCTCTCCTTCAAAATTAAGAAGTGTAAAGGGAGAGGCAGATGTGTTGATGAATTGACAAACGATACTTTGTGGTATTTGCAATGCGTTTGGCATAACCAACGTTCCATCTGAAAATCCTATAGGCTGAGTTATTATAATAGCCGCCGCTAAATAATATGGACTTTGAATGAATGTAGTCGGGTAAATAAGTTGAACGGGTGTGTTTTGTGCGTTGATCTCAATTACATTAAGTGAGGCATTGGCAGGTACTATTGGGTCGATTCGAGTTTGAATAATTTGTGTCGTCATTTTTGTTATTGTTGTTGTTGACTAAAACCATTGTATCTTATTTCTCCTCATGAAAAAAGTTAAACAAACTTTGGTTCTCAAATAAGGTAAGAATATCAATTAACTTGTTAATGAGCATACATACATTCGTAATCACCAACGATTGTAAATTTATGTTTTCTTGAGTTAACTCATTGACCCATGATTTAAGCATTAACACTGTTTTCACCAAATAAGATGTAAATTCATCCTCTGTCGCCTTTATTAATAAAGTATATACCTTCTCTTGGTCAGGCAAAGATTTGTAAGCTTTTTTATCTTCAGACAAAGGTTTTCCTTTAAAAAAGATTTTAAGTACGTCTTTTTTGGCATTTAAGATAATGGCATCATCGTACAAAAGAACATCACCTTTTTTTTTGTATATAATCTCTTTTAACAAAAGGCTTTTTAAGATGCGCTTTATCTTAGGTTTAAACTCTTTATAGATAGAATCATCTAAAAGCTTTTTACTTTTTTGGTTGCAAAACTTTTCATAAAGGGGGGTTAACGCTTCATACAATTCCCTGTAAAACCAGGGACCAATTAAACAAAGCTTCGATAATTTTTCTGGAGTTCCTTCTAAAAACTCCAGATGCACTTTAAATGTTTTTTCCAGACATCGATGAACAGCTCTTGCATATCCTTCTAAGGTATCTATATTCATGCCTTTTTAACCCTTTTATTACTTAATACCTATGCTTCAGTAAAAGTACTCACAAAAGATTGAAGAATGAAAAGAGCATTGTCTATAAACGATATTTTTGGATAGATGTTCTTTGATGAATCGCTCTCTTTTTCAGAAACTTCTACACATTCCTTGGTTTCCTTTAATGCTGCAATGAAAACTTCGCAGAGAGCGTTAAAGTCTTCACCATTTAATTTCAATATGCATTTTTTAAGGTGTGGCTCATCGAGAAAAGGCTTAATATCGGATACATATTTTTCAAGAGCAATAAATTTTTCTTCAAAATTCATTGCAAAGACGAAATTAGGGTCATCAAACTTTTTGTAGCAGGTTGAATATAGCATGTAAAGCGAAAGCAAAGGTTTTAATTTTCCTTCTTCCTCGTACCATCCTGTAGCAAAAATGTCACACATGATAGAAGATATGAACATTCTCACCAATACATAACGCGTATAACCCTCTTTATCTTTTGCCTTCTTCGCCATCAAAGGAAGCTTATCAATAATTTTATGTTTTTTAAGCAACCCTACAGAAACTGGAAGCATGCTTTCTTTTTTTTTCACTGTATTGTTGATAACAGCTGAAACGAGCTCCTCTATGTTTTTCAGTTCTAAAGCTATTTGTTCCATTATGATTGCAAGCTCATCATAATCTAAGGCAGGAGGGTTTTCCTTAAATACTTTTTCATACATTTCACGAATTCCTGGATTTCCAGGATCTACCTGGACAGATACTTCAATTTCTTTCATAGATTAATCCTTTCATTAATTAGATTGTTGCTTAGGTTCGTACATAAACGATACATATGGATAAGTGTATTTTAGTGTATCGGTGTCTTTTTTTTGAGCATATGACCGTTTTTTGATGGTTTTTAATCCATCAATAAAGACTTTTATTATATCTATTACATCTTGTGCGCTCGCTTTAAATAAACTTTTTTTGAAAAATGGCTCGCCCAAACATGGATTAATAGAAGACACATATTCTTCCATAAAGGCAAATTCATGAATAAAATCATCGGGAAAATGAAACTTAGGGCTATTAAACTTCATATAACAAGTTGCGTAAAGCATGTAAAATGGACGCAGAGGTTTCAATTCGCCTGCTTCTTTGTATAAACATATTTCAAAAATAACTGCCATCAAAGCCGCTAAAAAAATTCTCATTAATACATAACGTGCATATTCTTCTTGAGGTTTAGCGTTCACTACCTCTAAATGTAGCTTTTCAATAAGATGATATCTTTTGAGCAATCCTATACATGCTGGAAACATGTCTTCTTTTTTGTCTATTGCATTATCTATAACAGCTTTAAGGAGCTCATCAAAGTTCGTCATTTCTAAAGAAATTTGTCCAAGTAATGTTTCAAGATCGTTATAATTAATGGTGGGAGTCATCTCCTTAAACATGTTTTCATGCATTTCGGAAGTTTCTGGCTTTGGGGTACTAAGTTCAATATTTTGGCTCATTAATTAATCCTTTCTTTCCAAAGATTTTTGTTTTGTTTCGCTTTTATCATTACTTTTTGGCGTCTCAAATATATGTGTTAAAAGAGATATCAACTCTTTACATTCGTTTACCATGGGTGAGTCTTCATGAATTTTGATGCTTTTGATAAGGTTTAATATTGTGTGTATTATCAGATTATATTCTTCTTCATTTTCAGGTGCAGCCATATGAATAAAAAATTCTTTTACCTTATAGCGTATAAACTTTTCAGATTTATCGATTTCTATTTTCGGCTGATGTAATTTGATAGTATCAACGGGATGATCTATTATTGGTTTATAAAATGTTTGAAGCCTATAGAACATCAAACGATCTACAATGGGATAAACATACGTATCTTTGTTTTCGTTTCGATGGGTAAATATGATTTTCCCCATCTGATAAACAGCCTCAAGAAGAAATATCTTTTCAATTTTTTTTGTTGATTTTGCATGATTAAAAAGATCTTCATCCTGAACCAAAAAATCCCCTTCTAAATTAAGCCTTTTTAATAGTGGAATAATTACCTTAAAATTTTTATGCCAATGCCAAAGCAAATTATCCTGAATAGCAAGACTAATTAAGCCAGCTTTTGAATACTCTTCAGCTATATTCAAAAAATAATGAATTAATTCATCTAACGTTTCTAAGGCAGGAAAGTCCTCACTTACCACTTTGTTCCTCATTTTTCTTGACTATAGATATATATTCATTAAACTTAAACAAAGTCAACATAAAGAGGAAAATATGGCATACCAACCAAACAACGAATACCCTCAACGTCCGCAAACATCTAGACCTGGAATGGGCTATTCAAAACCTGCATTCAAAAAATCTTTCAATGCGCCTGCCAAGAAAAAAAAACCAGTAAATATTTCACAGACCTCTAAAGTACAAGACATGTTTTTAGAAAGCATGAAAGATCAAGGAATTGAAATTTTAATTCAAATGCAAAGCGGAAAAGAGTTTTCAGGAAAGGTGAGTCATTTTGATCGATATATTATCATCTTAGACCCAGTAAAAAAGCCCAAAGTTATTTACAAGAGCGGCATAGAAAGCATCCAAGTAATAGGGGATATTTCTGTTAACACTCCCCCGCAGAACGAAGAAAATTTATAATTTATAGCCCCCTAAATATGGGGGTTCAAGAAACGTTGTTTGATCTAAAGTTTCATTACGATTTAATTGAGTATTAAAATTAATTCTTGCCTTTATATAGTAGAATTCTTTAGCACTTCGAAACACTTTAGTCCTTATTTCTTCATAAAACTTCTTTTGTTGTAAAATCCTAGTTATTAAAGGTTGGTAGGCAATATCATCATAAATTAAAGGGTCATTTAAGCTCACAAAACCAACGTTATTCCAATTGAAAAGAAGATATTCCGTGCTAATTTGTGGATAGTTAGAGTTTTTAAACTTTTTACGTATGAGAGAGGTTTCATAATGAATGTGGTCAATTAACTGTGGGCTTTCGCGTAATGACGAAAGTATTGTGCTGCGCAAATCATACAAATGATGCAAACACGCATTTTTGATCATTTTTACAAAGGATTGATCTTTTCCTTTAGTATCTTTATCCATAGATATAAAAATGGTAGTGAAAAATTCTTTTTCTGAACTGTCTAATTTAAGCTCATCCAAAATGCCATCCGTGAAATAGTTCATCAACAACATCATGCTTGAAAGTGATCGTAAGCTACTTTCGAAAAGCTTTAATTCCTCAGATAAATAGTCCCGCGTTACATAAAGGGAAACCCATTCTAAAAATGCCTCATCTTTGCGGTCTTTGATATCAAAATTTTTGGAACTAGATTCAGGTATTAAATGGCAGTTTTTAGCATCTTCTATGAGGGTATCCAAATCTTCAAACCGTTGAAAAAATCTTTTCATTTCAGTTTTGCTAAAGATTTCATAAAAGAAATGTTTCCCAAACTGATTAAAATAAGTCATGATTTGGTATTTAAAACAATGCTCACTTTCTTGATGTTCATTTCCATCCGATTCTTTTTCATTGAGTTTTGGGTCTAAAAAGAGTCTTATTAAGTGCAAGTGAACTTCAATCCAAGCAGTTTTATCCTTCCATCTTAAGTCTTCGAGTGCGCTTTTCAGATAGATAGAGGTTATAAGTTTCTGATTTGGCTTCAAATCATAATAAATACACGGATCAAAAGGCTTTAGTGATCCATCATAATAATTTTCCAAAACCATATAATAATGCTCGAATTTTGGCTCGGGCTTATAGTGGGTATAAGGTTTACCCAAATTAGGATAAAGAATTGGATTTTTCACCTCTATATTTTTAAGAAGACTTATCCATTTCTCATTGTCTAAAAATACTTCATTGTCAATCAAGACTCTCTCTTCAACCGGGCATTCTTTTTCTGAAAAAGTTTCCTTCATTAAATTAGAAAGAAACTCTTTTGTCGCATCTTTCATAAAATTGTCAAAGGGAAGAACGTTTAAACATTCATCGTCATATTCGCTCATTTAATCTCTTTTTTTATATGGTTAAATTAAGATAGGCAATTTTTAACAATTAATCAAAGTTTATTCGCTGTAAAATCTTCGAGCATTGTATGTTTCCCGCTTTTCCAAAATGCAAGGAGGATGAACATCTTGAACTTCTTCAAGAATGACTTTAAGAAAATTTAGCCATTCTAATTCCCAATCTTCGGTGTAGTATACAACAGTATAACGTTTTCGTTTTGCAGATTTTCTCAAAGCTCTTTCGGTATTGACGCCCGTAACATCTAAAGGTGTATTTGGGGGTAAAACAGGCAATACCTGATTGTTGGTATCAATATGGATAATTTTAAATGAGGTATAAGTTCGTTCATCACCCTCTATGGTTTGAGAACTTGAGGCTAAAGAGGATGAAAGAAGCGCCAACGGAATAAAGACAGATTTCATAATTCTCCTGAAAATAGTTTTACAACTAACTTCAGGATATATTATGCTACAAACAAATAAAAAATCTATAAAATGTTGGGGCTATAGTATAAAAATAATGTTACCTTTATCACCCATTGAAAAGATTATTGACGCCACCTTTGTAAAGGCAAAGAACCTCAAAGATTATTTACAAAATGAGCCAAAGAAAAAGGCTCTAAAAAAAAAGCTTTTGCTTGATTTTAAAGAGTTCGCTAAATATTTTTGGGATGAAGCTGGTACAAGCAACCCTTTTACCGAATCCGTTCCTATTGATGGAATTTGCGCATGCGTCAATGCGATTATTCGGGGTAAATTGGGCGACGTATTAATACACACCCCTCTTCGTGAGGGTAAATCAACATTAATTAGCATTCTTCTTCCAGCCTTTTTACTATTGCATAAACCACGTTTATCTTTTTTAACAGCAAGCTATAGTTCTTTCCATGCCAGAGGTTTTAATAGCGCTATGCAAGATTTAATTAACTCTAAAAAGTTTAAAGATCTTTTTGGTAGCGATTTGTCCTTGAGAAAATACAACAAAGAAGTGACGCATACAAATCAAGGAGGATCACGAAGAGCGGTAGGTTTTGATGGCGCAGCAACGGGGTCAGGAGGCACTGTTTTACTTATCGATGACCCAAATGACTTAACTAAGATACGTTACAAGTCCCATCGAGAGAAAATATGGAACACTTTTACAAAAGTGTTTTACGGACGGCGGGATAATTTTAAAGAATCTATTATGATAGGTGTGATGCATAGAAGCCATGATGAAGATTTATTTGGACGAATCCTTTCACAAAAGGATAAAGATCTCACCTATGTTGTTATACCCTTTCTGTATGATCCAGAACGACATTGTAAAATCATAAGCCCTTACACAGGGGAATTAATTTGGGAAGACTATCGCAAAACAAAAAATGAAGTGACTAGTCCATCAAGATATACCGAAAAAGGCATTGAAAAAATTAGAAAGAATATTTCGGTTGCAGATTTTAACTCTATTTATCAGGGAGATCCAACACCTAAAGAAGGAAACATCATCAAGCTTGATTGGTTTAGGAAATTCCATCTTCATATGATGAGTTCATTGGAAATGGTGATTTTATCAGTTGATACGGCTATGAGTTCTAATATGAATGCGGACTTCAGCGCAAGTACTGCATGGGGTATTTTCAGAGAATCCGAACACACTAAAGCAGCCGTATTGTTAAATGTTTGGTATGATAGGCTTGATTTCCCAGAACTTCTTAAAGTTTTAAATATGCAGGTCAAAAATATTTATGACGACTCACTTACACGTGAAGCGCATATGAATGGAGTTCTAAAACCACATATTGTAATTATTGAAGAAAAAGCCAACGGTAAAAATTTAATTCAGTGTTTAAGGCGGATGCAACACAATAACATTGTGGGGTATACACCTACTTCCCTTTCAGAACGCGGGTTTGCTAAAGAAGATGATGCCAAAGAAACGCGCGTAATTAAGATAACGCCATTAATTGAATCTGGGAAGATCTATTTACCTGTAGATCTAAATGGTGAATACACACATTTTAGTCAGAAATTTATTAATGCGTGTACGTCTTTTCCTAACTCTGGAAAAGCAGCGCGAGATGTGATTGACACGTTTTCTCAAGCGTTAGATTTTATGGAACAGAGAAAAATACTTGTAAATCGTTATGAAGAAGAAAGAATGATTCACGATATTGCTGCGGCTTTGCCTCGCATTGACATTACGCCAAGATCAATGCCTCTTGAAACAAACACTTTTTGGTAATAAAAAACCCCATCTGCGCCAAGATGGGGTTGTGTGTCTTAATCACATCCTTAAAAAAAACTTGAAATTAATCTTTTTTTTTCATAAGGTTGATATGCTGTAAACAAAATAAGGCGCTATATCGAATGAAGAATACCAAGAAAATACAAAAAGATAAAGAAAAAAACTTTACTTTTATTCCTCTTACCCTAATGTGTGATAAAAATGTCACTTTCCGGGAAAAATCTTTACTGCTGGCACATTTTTTACATACAAAAAACGATATTAAGAATGTAAAATATATCTCTTTGTCTTCTCTTGCATTAAGGTGGTCGAATTTTAAAACCAACGTTCCACCTCGCAAAATGATGATTGTAATGAAGGCGTTGCAAGAAAAGGGATATATTCGCATCATTAATAACGAATATTCAGTTATTAATCGTGAAAAATATGAGCAATCTGCTAAGTCAGCAGTAAATTCGAGCTTATTTCACGATAAACGCGTTGATTTTAGGCATCTTTTGCTTCTGTTTCTTTTAAGTCATCGAAGCGAAAAACAAGACAACTGCATCATCTATTTATCTAAAGCGATTAATCTCGATAGGAACACTGTCAGCAAATATCTGAAATCGATCGAAAAACTGGGTTTTATTAGCCCTTTAGAAAAGGTAGTTAATGGCAAAAGAACGAAGAATTTTCACTTAAATCCTGAATATAAGCCTTTATTTGTATGCAAACCTAAACATGTGAATAACCCTTCGGAAAACCCTGTGAAAACTTTTGTACCGATTTCAGCACAGATAGATTATTATTTTTTAAAAAAAATAAACAGAATTATACTTACGGCAAAACTGGAAAAATTAAATAGAATGTTTACGCTTAATGAAATTATCGATTCAAAATCAAAAGAGATAGAAAGGTTAATAAAAGCTATAAAAACTAACCTATATTTCAAAAACAAGCTTGTATCGGAGGACGAGATCAAAGCAAAGCTTCAGGAAATAGCTTTAGACATGCATCAGAACAACGTCATTAAAGTTTTTCAAAACCAACATCATTTCATTAATTTTACAACGATGCTCTTTAAAACCTCTTCCTATCCTCTTGAAAAGGGGATAAAGGACGAGATGTTGTTAAGGGAGATTCAGGACGAGGTATTTATCCAAAAGAACCAACGGTATAGTTTTGAATATATTAGGTGGCTTGCCACAAAGATTTTTAAAAAAGACTTTGTCATCTATCATGTAAATATTTTTAAAAACAGGCTTGTAGAAGCACTTTTGGACGAGAAAAAAACAGGTGAAGAGACTCAAAATTGGAGCGAAGAATCATTCATTGATTGGGATGAAGTACACAGGCAAGAAAAGCTAAAATATAGTCGTTTTTAAGGTGTAAAAATATGCAAATTAAGCTAAACTACCTTTATAATAATAATAAATAGGTAAAAATTATGGACGATTTTGAGCGCACCTCTTGGAACACGACTGGCGGGTCAGCTTTAGGCCCTTCGTTTGATGAACTTTTACGTTCACGTAAAGCTGATATGGAAAAAGAAATGAATATGGCATATAAGGAAGGTGATTTGCTTCCTGCTTCAACTGGCGAGAACTTTGCTAAAAAGCAAAACCAATTTTATAATTGGTCAGGTGAGCGACAACCATTTTTAAATGCTGGTGGAGGTAATTATTTTAACGAAACAGAAGAAAGTCCTTTCAAAAAGCTTTCTTATGGCGACAATAAAGTCGAAATGAAGCGAACAGTCACTAAGATTTTTCAATATTAAAGTAATATTACTTTTAATAAGGCGTTTTTCTAGAAAAAACGCCTTTCATCTATCTATTTAGTGCATAAAACATAAAAAAACACCCTTCCTTGCAAAAGGGTGTAAGTCATTATACAATATAAGAAAATAAAATGATTGAGAAAAAGTTGCATTCTTTTTCACAGGGATATCATAATCATGATGACTTTATAAGTCAATTGAAAAAAACACCCTCTTGTTGACGAAGGGTGTTGAAATGTCTTTAAACATAAGATGAACGTTATTTGTCCATTTAGAGAGTATGTGAAAACAACTTAAAAGTCAATGAGATCGTCTTCATCCATATCATGTTCTATTGCTGAAATTCCTTTGTTCTGAATTTGATCTGCCACTTGGCATATGAGTTTAAATTTTTGTTTCGACAAACGATCCATTGAAGAATACGCAAGCTGATCTAAGCTTTTTAAAAGATAAAACATGTTTTTAGCCGATGCTATTTTAATATTGCCCTTTCCAAGTGTATTCAATATTTTGATACCAACGCTTGGAATATCATCTATCGAATGCACTTCTGTAAGAAGTGCATAATCTTCTTCAATATTAGGTGGTCTTCCTCTACCCTTAGAATTCTTTAACATTTTCGAGAGCCATAATCAGTTTTTGAGGGCTGTAATTAAAATGGAGCGAAATTCCCACTTGGTTTATGATCGCCATATAATCGTGATATGCTTTTAGACTTGGAAGGTTGTTGAACCATCGATAGTAACATTCTTCTTCAAGATTAAACGCAAACGAAGATTCAGAAACAGATGCTTTGTGCGATGCGACAATATCTTCGTATTGGGGTGGCTCAATTAATAAACCTATAAAGAGTTTATGTATTATGATGGGCAGCGCTACCATATTTGATTGCATATGCTGAGTCTTAATCATTTTTGCTCCAAAATAAATTTTTTTAACATGTTTAAATTTAGGAACAAGTATTTCGGGAATGTTTTGAATAAGATAATAATAGGGAGGAGAGTTAAGTATTTCTGACAAAGGATCATCATAGTTTGTCATAAACCATTGACCTTCCATTGTAGGTTTTGATTCTAATTCGGAATTAATTATCCCAGCTACCTTAACTTCTTCTTCAGCAATTTCTATTTCTTTTTTGCGATGAACTGCTTGACGTTTTTTTTCTTGCTCATCCTTTTTTCTTTCCTTGTAGTCCAGCTCGTCTTTTAAAATTTCAGAAATAAAAGCGGGAGAGGGTTTATCGACTGTATTCATATATTTTACTCCAAATAATACAAAAACTATAACACTTGCTAAATAGGCTGAAAATAAAAAAATAATAAATAAATGTTGCATGATTACAACAAGCACATTATTATACATTAGGCAAAAACTTTTAAGATGTCATGGTTACTAATAACATAGAAATAACAGGTAAGCTTGAACTTAATCCTTTGTATTGGAACTTAAAGAATGCATCCAACAAAGAATGTATTTTGGTTCACCTCATACTTCTAGAAGATGATAAAAATAATAAATATAGCAATATTCCAGTTTATATTCATGATGAGAATCTTCAGAAATTTATTACCAATAACACAGCTTTTGATAAAGAAAATGTTATTATCAAAGGCGTACTTGGATCAGAAAAATCTCCTGTAAAAAACAAATACCAGTATTATTCTCCGTGCTATATTGCATTAACCAACGATCAACATTCCATAAAACTTATAGAAAAGAAACTAGCTTTTTAGGCATCGTTTAATTCTTTCTGTGGATCAATGTTAATCTGTATACCATATTTCAATTCAAGCTCTTTCATTTTAATGATGTAATTTAAAATTGTTTCTTTTCTCTTTTCATCCTCAATCATGTTTTGCTGCTCAAGCAGAGCTTTGTCGTGAATTTCTTCATGGCGAACTTTAAGCGCATCCAATTGTTTATTGGTTTCAAGCGTAAGCTGTTTAATTTCTGCTTCCATTTGATTCTTTTGAGCAGTAATCTCAAGTTCTTTATCCATAAGTTGATTTTGAGTTTGCATTTGCTCTTGCTGCATTTGAATTTGAGCTTGTTGCATCTGATTTTGTTGGTCGACCATAGTTTGTTGATCTTGTTTTTGTTTTTGAAGCTCTTCAGGGGTGAGCATAATTTCATCAATGTTAACAATTTTAAGAACATTGAAAAATCTACGATACAGTTCATCCATTTTAAACAATTCGGGATGAGCTGCGGCATATTCAAAAATCGTTTGATACAAGATAACCTGCATGGCTTGGTTTGAATAGTTGGGATCTGCGGTTGATTTGTAGTCGATAATTTCTTTAAAAATGTCTTTATTTTTTAGCTTAAACTCTTTGCTGATGAAATATCTTTCACCCATTTCATTCATCATAAATTGTTTTACAACTTCAAAAAGTTCATTCAGACTTTGAATCATTTGCCTCATAACGCTCGACATGCTCTTGGAATCTTCCATCATCAAGGATAATAAAACTGATGCTTTGATATTTGCAGGCAAACTTTCCATTTTAATTTGAGATATTGAAGTAATCGTTTTCATCTTCCCTTCTATAAAATTAAGGTATTCCATGAAAATTGGCGTAGGTTGAGGAAATTCAATGTGGTGGAACATGTCACCGGGATTATACCCATTAAACACGTTAACGAATCCAGGCTGAATCCGCATATTGGCTTGGTTAATAGTGATGTTAGATGAAGCAATAGCCGTAGGTTCGTAAGCAAGTTTCATTGCCTTATCGAGGGAATCTTGAACAGAGTTAGCATTTTTGTGAAGATTTTCAAGCAATTGTATTAAACCAAGCCCCCAGAAATTCATTGTTTGAACATATGTAAATTTCACCATATCAATTTTTTTGGTAATTTCTTCTTTGTTGGGATACCAGCAACGCTTTCGCATCAAAGCAATCTTTGTTCCAAGTTGAAAATGCGTTTTATAAGGCATTTTACACCCTCCCGAAATTTGCATTCCATATTCATCGCCAACTTCATGAGGAAACGCCATAAAAATAGTTTCGCAGATGCGATATTTCTTAACAATGTCATCTTGGGTGCGTGATTTTATGTTATTTACGGTTTCGCGAGTACGTTCTACAGATCCTGCTTGGTTTGTTGAATCTTCTCCATTAGGAGATAATTCGACATCTAAATAAATACCATTTCTTTGAAGTTCATTGAGTTTTTCTTCATCTATTTCAAATATATGCGAGATTTCCTCTGCCGTTTCAAGGGATGATGCATTTGGATTAATAATAAAGTTTTCAGGTTCAATCAATTTTAAAGTGGGTCGTCTTAATGTAGGGTCAAAAAAAACTTTGCAAACTGCACCACCTGTCAAAAAACAGGATGAGATGATTTTTTTTAACTCTGGGACAAATTCCGACCAACGCTTACACAAATTTAAGTTTAATGCTTCCGTGGATGTTTTGCCAAGATTCTCTAAATCATTAATTTGCGCCTTTAATTCTTCGTTTTGATTCAAAAAGGATAAGTATTTAATCTCATAGGTTAATAAGTTCATGGGTTGAAAAATTTCGGAAGTGTAAGTATTCAAAAGTTTCAACCAACATTCAAGATACGTAGTATTCTTGACGTTTCCTGGGTTCTGAATGCTTCGCGTGTAAATATCAGTCAATCCTAGGGAAACAATCGATTGACGAATTCGCTCAAACCATGCTGTTCGATTTTGAATTTCATAATCGAGCATTTCACTGATTTTTGCTTCGACATCGTAAAGGTTTTGAGGTGCTTTAAGAAGGAGGTTTTCAAAGAAATCTTGCGCCGGCTCTTGAAGTGTAAACTGTTGGTTCATTTGCATTGGATACTCTTTATTATACATTTTTTATTAATTATACCTAATTTCTTATGTTTTTTTTACAAGTTACTTGAATTAAATTTTTTTTTTGACATATATTAGTGTAAGCAATAAGAAAAAGGGTTATCTATGACGACTTCACCACAAAAAATTACACAGATTCAAGAGGATGTTCGACCAGGCTTTTTATCTAAAACAGACAAAATCCTTCCAGAGAATTTCGCATACCCAGTCTATGATCATGTAAAGGAAAACTCTATACTTTTCCGCACAATGGACGTAATGGACAAACGATTTAATACGCTTTTTCCTATGTTAATGGGACATGACTCTCCACTGTTTAACCCAGATCCTTTTTATCCAATCGATCATTATAAGCAACGGAACAGACGTTTTTGGACGCAAGAAGAAATTAAAAACTTATCATTAGAAGCATTTGGATTAGATTGCTTTGATCCCGAAGGCATTCGTCTAGTCATTGCTCCTTACGAACATAACTTTAATCTTATGGATGCGCATGGGGAGCTGAGGGATGACTACCACATCGGAAAAGTCATAAAAATTGGTAAACAAGCGTTTTCGACTGAAAAATTTATTTCTGGTCCTCCTTGTACGTTTGGAGATTATGTTCATTTCAAATCTATGAACGTATTAACGTCTAGAGCTATGAACGGCAATGTTATCTGCATCGTCGAAGACGTTGCAATTCTTGGAATATTAGATGACCCCTCTGAATATTATAAATCTAAAGAATTTGATAGCGATAATTTGAAAAAGTTTGAAGAGCAAATCAAAACGCTTTCAAAAACTGATTTTTAGGAGTAAAAAATGAGCGACATTTTCAGCGATATAGAAAAGGCTTTCAATGATCCCAATGAACAGTCAAAGCTTTTAAAAAATGTAAGAGAGGGAGAGTACGCTAACCCGGACGTGCAGCAAGTTGCACAATGGATTCCATCTTTAGCAAAAGAAGAACCCGATTTTAGCAAACTTACACGTAAAGAAGATTTTCCTGAATATAAGAATGAGTCGAGAAATGATTCCGGAGACGACGAAAAAGAATCTAAGCCAAAGGCAAACAAATTAAATCAAAAAGAGCGTTTAAAACAAAAAATAATGCAAGCTGAACAAGAAAAGGCTATGCAAGCAAAACAAATAGATGAACTTACGTTACGAAATGCTTATCTCGAAAATCAAAGCATGTTGCTTGAAATGCAAAAACTTGAAAAGGAAAAAGCAGATCAAGCACGAATTGCCGCAGAAGAATTATACTTAAAGGAAAAGTATAGGAATGAAGATAACTATCAAGCTTCCATTGAAGCGGATTACAAATCAAAACAAGCGATTATCCAGGAAGATAAAATCAAAGATGAATTAGCCCGACTCAAAAATCAATATCAATCCCATTCTACCCTTGTAAATAGCGCTTATGAAGAATTCAGACGTAAAGACTATAATTACAAGCCTCAATATGAATATGAGGAAGATGAAGGAAAAAACAAAGCCGTTGATCGATTTTTGAATTCTCATAAGTTTTTAGACAATCGTTTTGAAAACCCAAATTATTCGCCCAGGCTTGCACAAATAGCTCAAAACTTAGAGGCAACGCTTGCAGATAAATATAAAATTGAAGGTCGAGGTACTGATATTTATACGGATGACTTTTTTCAAGACCTATCTTCTAATTTAAAAGTTCATTTGAAAAATGAGTTCAATACACAACTTCCTGCAAATCAACAACAGCAACCCTATGGAGATGGAATGAACATGCAACGATTTTCACAAGACTTCTCTGCTCCAGTAACACGCTCTGAGCCAAACAGATTGCGTTATAAAGCGCCAATGAATCAAGATGACAAAATTGCTCGGCAAAATTGGCTTCAAACGATCAAGGATTCAGGGCTAACTAATAATATTTCTGAAGTCGCAGAAAGCTACGATGAAATTTTTAATACATACAAACAATCATATTAATAAGGATAAAAAAATTATGATGTACCCACACACAAGCGTTGACGAATCTAAAAGTCGATTTTCGTTAGTCGATCGTTACAAAGAACTTTCCGGTAGTAACGCTCATAGAGGAGAAAGATTATTGTCGGAAGAAAATCCATATTGGGAATCCGACATTCAGCTCAATATGTCTACTAATCTTCTTGATAGGATTTTGAATGAAGCTCCTGCAAACAAGCGATATGCTTTAATTCCTTGGAAAATCATCGATAACATGGATCATAAAGCTTATAGCACTAAAGCGATGATCGCGCTTCATCGCGAGAATGGTTATCGAATTGTACCCGCAGCACGCCATCGAAAAACAAATTTAGTGTCTGATAGCGTGTATAACCAATTGGACAACCATGCAGGTCTCACAAAAAAAGAACAATCAGACGAAGTTTTGCATGACCAGGCTATTATAATTGGTGAAAATATCATCATGGAACGAGATCGCGAAGATCATGAACGTTATAACGAAATGTTAGCTGCTGAAAACCGTGAACAATATGAAGAAATCGGACCCAATGGTCGTAAAAACCAAGATAAGTATAATAAACGCATACTGGGTATGAAATATCTCAAAGAAGATGGAGTAAACGATGGGTCAGATCCATCTATATATTTGAATAATCAAATTAATCAGCTTGGTTATTAAAAAAAAACCCCTCGCATAAAGAAAAGTTCAACACTGCCGAGGGGATGGTTGTTTTAATCAAGGATTCTAAATGAATCTATGATTATTTAATCATTAACACTGAAAGCTTTCAAGCACATTTTAGAAAAAATGATGAAAACAATTGTATTTTGATTTCCGCTTGTTTTTTAGGTAGCGAAGTTTGCTTTTGATGCTCAAGAAGATGATTTTTAAAAATTTCATTTGCTTGCCTTTATATTTATTTTATAATATTCTTATTAATTTCTTGAAACTAAGCAAGAACTATTTTACAATTATAATGCTATTCAAGCGAACCTAACGGTTTTCGGATCTAGCTCGAGATTAATATGATTTTGAGCGCAAAAAGTCAGTTAATTTCACCAAATTTAAGCTTATTTTTGTCAATCTTAAGGTTTAGGGTTGTCAAATTAAAAGATAAAATAATAATAATAAAGGACTTTTCAAAATGGCAACTTTTTCTCCTTTTGGACTTCAAGGGGATTTATCAACGAGTGCAGCTTCACAAGCTAACCCCACGTTGCTAACATTCCCTTGGAATCCAGCATTTAGTGGTTGGTCAGGTGATCCTGTAATTTCTTATCTTCCAGCCGTTGCGGGTACAAATGTATCTTCTGCTTTAGGTTATGTGTACCCTGCATTTATTTCAAGTAACATTACTATTCCTAATACTGTACAAAATATATATTACCCACCTATTGTAGGTGTAATAGTAGGATTTAAATATAAACCTGCAAATAATTCTTTAACGCCTAACGATACATGGCCCTCTTATGATAAAACCACAGTTTTACAAGAAGGTACTACAGTACAGGTGATTGTTAATACAGATGCACAAGCGCGATATAAAATCCAATATCGGGGTGAACCGGGTCTACCAGGGATATCTCAAGATTATTTCTTAGGATGCGCCCAATTTGGGGGTGATCCAGCTGATCAATATACTCAAACAGTAGGAACAGTAGATTTTGTTTTTGTTAAAGGAACTCCTAACACGTCAACTGCTTCTGCACAAGGTTTATTGCCCGGAACATCACGAATTTGCTTAACCTCACCACAATCAATAAACGATATTTTATTGCAAGAAAACTATACACGACCACCTTCAAATCCTTTGCTTATTCTAACACCTAATAATTATGACAATAGCGGGTGGTGGAGTGATACGGACCCAGATGATACGAATGAGAACAACATAGTTGGCGTTATGTTCAACCAAAGTTTTATTAATTCAAACGCAGTATCAATTTACGAACAAAAGGTACTAACTAGTTAATTAAAAAAAAATTAAAACGTTCATACATAATAAAGGAATAACACAATGAACAATTTAGTCACGATAGATCAAAATATCCAAGATACGATGCCTGGATTTTCTTTGGTTAAAGCGTTGTACCCTACAATGCCAAAATTATATGAGAAAGAATTTGACATTCGGTACACACAACGTCATACAGAGTACGGATTTGGTAAGCGAATGATGTCTGAGGCGGTCAAAGTACTTGACGGTGGACAAGCGCCTTATGCGACATTTTCTAACTACGGTCAGAAACAATTCAACTTCCCAATTTATTCTCTTCAAGTGAATATTACCCGTCAATATTTACAAGATAACTTATATCGCGCCATAGCACCTCAATTAGGTGTTGCATTCCTTCAATCCATGATCGAAGCCGTTAACCTTGAAGTAGCAAAATTCTATGCAGATGGTTTCCGCCCAGGAGGCAACCCAGGTTTAGACGGCGTGACGTTATATTCTACACAACACAATACAGCAAAAGGTCCAGTTTCAAACACTTTGAATGGTAATGCTATGTTAAATATTTCAACATTCTATCAATTGTTGGTAAAAATGTGGCGCTTTAAGGCAAACAATGGATTCTTTGTAGCCAATAACAAGGCAAAAGTTGTTACTGTGCCGCCAGAAATGACCGCTGTAATGTATGTAATGTTAGAGTCTCAATTCTCGCCAAATACCAGTAGTTTTGCGGTAAACCCTGCAAGTGGAATGCGCTGGGTCAGCGACGGAATTCATGTCAACCCGTATATTGCCAAAAACCAGGTTATGATAAGAACTAATTTGCCAGGTATGTATATGTATATTCGCTGGCCCTTTGACATTCAACAGATGCCAAACATTTCTACGTTTACACTCCTAACCAGTTGCTTTATGCGCTTCCTTTTGGATTATGACGACTTTAGAGCATCCTTGGGACTGCAACAGCCATTGAGCGCGGATAACTACTTATAAAAGAAAGGACTCATCATGTCCGTTATCAATAGTTATCAGACTGGCACAACCTTTACGGACAGCATTACCTCTGGTGTCTTTGGACAAATTGGTAATGCTACAACGGGTGTGCCAACGGGTGTGCCCTTATTATATGCATGGAAACCAATATCAGGACGAGCCATTTTATCTTCACCCGATACAAATCCTAATTTTGCATCAGCAAATGGGGCATATATTAATTTTAATAGAAATAAATTAGCCACGCCTTTTACTGTTATTGATCTAGAAGTTCCACTTGATTGCTGTCGCATAATTTTAATCACTGCAAATCAAGAATTTAATGTATTTGCGTCGGTAAGAGATTTTTATGGCGAACCCATGACGTTTGGAGGAACTTCTCAAGAAATACAAGGAATTCAATCTTTTATAGCACCAAGAGGTGTTTCTGCTATTAATTCTATAAAAGTTTCAGGAAGTGCCGGGTTAACAAATGTTCGAGTTTTTACAATGGATATTATAGAACTTCCATTTTCAAACTTCAATGAAGCACCTCCTTCGTTTGTAAGTTTTAAAGGATTTCCTTTGTATGGAATATATAATGAAGGAAGCACTCCCTATAAACTTAAACCTCTGTTTAGCCTAGTTAATTCAGTAAAAGCCTCAGATCAAACCTTAAGTGAAGGAAGTGTAAGACCTTTATTTGCTTTTGAAGTCGTAGAAGGAATTACAACCAATTCGTTTGATGGGGAAAGTATATTAATTATAGGTCAAAATGTAGCAGGTTTTGGTTATAACATACCTCTAACAGATCAAACAATTGCAATAGCAGAAGATGGTGATTTCCAACCCACACCGTTCTTAAACAGTAAAGAATATGTGATTGGTGGGGCTTCATATTCAAAAGGATGGAAAGGGTGGCAATCATAATGGACTCTTATTTTTTAAATGGCTCGAATTTTAAATCTGGTTTTACAGCAGGACAAATTTTTATTCCTAATGAAGCTTCCCCAGGAGTTCCTGTCGGACTTCCTATGCCATATACAATTACAAAACCAAACCCAAGGGTAGATTTATATACAGCTGAATTTACTTTAACCCCAACATCTAAAACGATTGTGCCCTTATCTCAATTTGTTGCGGGTAAAATTGAATCGTTAAATGGTAAAACAAAAGTTTTAGTATTTGATTATTCCAGGGTAATTGCAGCACGAATTACTGCAACATCTGCGCCTGGGACTAATGTTAATATTTTTATTTCATATTATGATATTTATGGACAAATAGGATTCAACCAAACAGTTTTAGATGACGTCTCAACGTCCACAAATCCATTGGCAGCAACGTTGGGATTAAGTTCAATTTTTTTAACGTCAGATGCACCTGTTACCGTTACACTTAAATTTACGTTAACAAATATTTTTGAATTGCCCATAACAGATAATGGAATTCTTTCTCAATTACTCGAAGTTTCGGCTCACGCTGACCACGAATTGTCAGGAAATGTACATGATGGGTTATGGATTAATACGCTAAATGATGCTGAACCCTATGCGTTTAAATGGGATGGAAATTATTCTTTTGCACAAACAACTCCAATAACGTTGACTCAAAATACCCCTAGACCGTGGTTTGAATTCTTAAAAAATGGGGAAGCTTTTGATGACAATATTAATAAATATACATTTACATTATTGCAGAATGTATATGGATTAGGTAATGCAACACAATTCAATAATGCATCTCTTGATGAAGAAAATTACCTTCCAGAAATCGGTAAAGTATCATCTGAAATCAAATACGTTTACGGTCAACCCAACTTTACGGAAGGATTCACACCATGGCAGGGCTAGAACCAATTCCTTATGCAGGAAATACTGATAATATTTCACAACTCATGTTAACGCCAACCAACGTTAAAGATGGGATTAGGGCTGGAGCGTTTCAAGGGTCAGGTTATTTAGGACGTGGAGGAGGTATTTATTTAGGAGATGTCTATCCATATTCATTTAATCCTAATTATTCTACTTCTTCTTTATTGATAGGAACAATTCCAGGCAATGCTACAGTTTATTTACCTTTGGGAACTATTCCTTTTGCATCGTTTACAGGTTTTGTAACATTAAAAAATGGAGAAGGATTATCTACTGGGAAATGCGTAGAACTTGATTTTGAACGCACATTAGACTTTGAAACTGATCAAGATTGTGATGTTACCGTATCAGGATTAGATAGATATTACCGAAAAATGGTATATAAAAAAGCATTTTCTTCATCAGTCTCTTCAAGACTTGGTCCGCAAAAGTTTGTAAATAGCATTAAGGTTACAAACAAATCATCTTCAACATTAAACTATGTTCTAACATTAGGTCTCGCGTTTGGAATACCCTACAATATTATTTATGATGCAAAGTCATTTACAAAAATGATTTTGTACATGGGAAATCCTTTAATAACATGTTCTAATCCTCCTTCTGCATGTGAATGGATGCCTATAATTACAAATTCTCCTCCTTTGTATATTGGTGATAAAGATAATATCCCTACAATTACAACTGGATTTACCCGTCCTTACTTTGAGTTTGGTCCTGTGTTTGGAGATACATCTTATTATGAAAATGATCCATTTAATGGAACAAATGTAGTTACGATCTTTACGCAACATTATGGTTTTGGAAATTTGCCAACGTTTGCGTCTGACCTAGAACAAAGAAATTATTTGAACAATAATGATTCTACTGTTCTTGGTTTAACTCCATATTCTGAAAACTTCCAAACTTGGGTTAATTAGGAGATAAAAAATGGGAACAAGTATTGTCTATCAAGCAAGAAGTCTTTTTCCAACATATAGTACGACGTCAATATTGAATGCTAAACCAGTCATCAAAGATGGCTTAGTTTTGAATTCTTGGTTATATTCTGATATTACTCAAAACAATTATCGATACCTTAAGTTTACAGCTGGGTCAGGAGAAAATTTTGATCTTCTTATCAATGGTTACACCATATTTAATCAACCTATAAATGAAATTCTGACGTTAAATGGTAACGTAACCGTCACCAGCGCTAATATGTACAAATCGTTCCAAGTAAGACCTGTAGATGATTCTCAAACATTATCAATAGGGGCTGGTGATGGAATGACAGAAATCATCGCTTATGATGGTGCGCCAACCTCTCATAGAGTGATTGTAAACGGCTCAGGTGAAGTAAAATACAGTATTTATGGGTTACTTACCTTAAATACGTTAACTAAAGCGCAATTAGACGCTCAAAAGTTTATTGTTAATGATAATCTCAAGGATGAAACAACCACAACGCCATCTTATGTTCTTGTAAATCAACCTGCATCCAAATTATTCATGGAGGTGATTGATTTAGAAGCTGGGGTTTCGTTAGATTGGCAATTTAATACTCAAAGCCTATTATAAAAAAAAGGATAAAAAAATGTTAAAAAAATATAATGGCCCAGGCGGATACTATTACAAGGAAATTGACCTTGGACCCGATCCGTTTGCTTCAAAAATGATGGATAATCCATTTAACACTGAACAATTTTACAAAGAATCATGGGATAAACCCGAAATGCGTGGGGAATATCGCGAATTGAACTTTGCTAACGAATCTTTATCGCCAAAAGAGTTCGCTGGAGCAGGTGAAATGTACGAAGATTACATGTACAAGCAAGAAGCAGGTCCAGTTTATCGCGAAGATCCTTATTTTCAGCCAAAAACAGGCTCAGAAAGAGAGAATTTTGGCATGAAAGACACTAAATTTAAGAAAAAAGAGTCTAAACGCAAATCTGGAATGGATTAGTTATGGTATTTGCGAGTGATTTAGACCCCTTTGGGCTTAAAATTCGTAATATTGACGTTGTGGAGAAATCATTTCAATATTTATCGATTTCTCCAGAGACGTTAACTCCTCTTCATGCAAACAATGCCTTTGCAATGATGAATAAAATTATCAAACAATGGACTAATCCATTTTTCATGCAAATGAATGAAGTTCTTTTACCTGTTAAACTCATTAATAACTGCGCTTGGTATCCATTACCACCAGAAATACTCAACATTTATGACGTAAGTGTTCGAGTTGGAGTTAGATTTCGTAAAGGAGAATACTTTTCATTTCCGGATGGTCAACCTTCGTTTGCCTTTGATAATAATATTGAAACTAAATTTGAACAAACTGTTCCGAATGGGTCAATCACCATTGGATTTGAAAACCCAGTATCCATTAATTGCTTCGGAGTTTTAAGTGCAAAAGATGCGTATTATCGCTTAAAAGTGTCTGGATCAAATACGAACTTAGATGGAAGTTGGGTTCAATTATATGATACGGGTCGACAATTACCTTTTGAAGGTTCGCCAACGGTTATGAATACCAGATGGTTTACCATTCAAACCCCACAGGAATTCAAATATTATAAGCTTGAAGAAACGATGGGAGAAATTCTATCCCTTAGAGAGATATATTATGAACGCTTTAATATTAATCGCCCTATTTCAACCTTAGGACGATCAGCATACCAGCAAATTACAACACCAAATAACGTTGCTCAAACATCGATTTGTTCAATACAAAAAGCAAATGATCGTATCAATGTACAAATGTGGGGCACGCCAAATAATGTAGATGATGATAATGAATCAATGGCATATTCATCCAATTATAATTTTCTTTATCTAAGAGGTGCAAAGTTCCCGTTTGACTTTAAAAACCTTTTATCCAACGTTGATATGAACGGAAGATACATTGGTACATTCATTGACCATCTAGCCATGGAATTATCCGGAATGTATAAGCCAGATTTATATGAGTTGAGACGCAAAATTGCCGAAGATTCATTTCAAAAAGCTCGCATGCAAGACAACGACCTTGGTGGCATGCAATTTACAAATCTTTACCAATAAAAAAAAACCTCCAAAAAAATACTGACAACATGGAGGTTTGGATAAAATTGTAAAAAGAAGATTTAATCTTCATCTATATTATAAACAAGAACAAAAAAAACTCAATAAAAAAACCCACATTAAGGAAGACGCACGAATGCTGTGGGTTGGACATTATTATGAAAAGAGCTATAAGCTCATGATCATTGTAAAGTTAGATTAAATTTTCGTCAATAAAAAACCCTACACACAGTAGGGTTAAAACAATAACGGATTAGGAAAATAATTCATTACTTTATAAGAATACCGTCTAACCAACTAAAAGTCAATTATCGATTTATTCTTGAATACCATCCTTTGCGAAACACCTCTTGGGAAGGATTAACTTCAATAATACGATCAATAAACCGCTTTAATTCTTCGCGGTATTTTGATAAAAGCACACCCTCGTTGTAATCATTAATGATAGCAATCATCTGATCATCTAATATTCCATCTTTAGGAATTATATAACCTAGTTTGTTAAGGGTGCTTTCAAAGATCAAAG